GACATGATCTCATAGAATTTGCGCAGGTTTTTGATGGTGCTTGTTTTAACAAGGATGTTTTTATAGTTAGATGTTGGCGGAAGCCCCTCGACGATTTTCTTTTCTCTTCGATACAGATCCTTAAAGTATCCAATTGGCACAGGACTATCATTGGAACTGTCTCTGCTTGTACGAATAAGATAGGGACCATCGCCAAGATTCATTTCTAACTTCCCAAGTTGCCCCCTTGCGTGGTTTTTGAGATATGTGGTTGTGTTTTTGGCCTTACAGATGATCGACCATGCAATATCGTGATCGATACATTCCCCGCATACAGTTCTGGTGTCTACATCAACGTCTTTTCTTTTGACAAGACGGATCTCTTCAGACGGGAATCCGTAATACAGCAGGCACATAATTGCACCTGTCATAATCGCCCCTTCTTCTGAGAACACAGAAACGACGTAGGTAAAGAAATCATCTTCTGATGGAAATACATAGTTTTCAGCCAATTCATCTGTACTCTTGTTTGCAATGGCTTCCAGCTGGTTCTTTACACGCTCAGAGCGGAAGGTGGAACTGGTGTCTTTCTTTTTCCATCCGGACATTTCCATGTCAAAGAACGGATGCTGATAGTACCGCTGCGTTGAGAGCAAACCCTCATCTCTGCACCACATAATATACTGCTTGAAAATAGACAACACAAAGATGCTGTAATTTTCATTCAGTTCGGAGATCCACCTTGAGAATAGATCATTTATAAATTCTTCGTCTTTGTCAGACTTGATCTCATAAAAGTCTTTCTCATACTTCTGTTCGAACGCGGCAAGCTTATGAAAAATGCTGCGAACCTTGTTATACCTGTTCTTACTCTTAGCAAGAATGATATATTCTCCAGCGGAATCCTTGGCTGGATCTCCGTTTGAATCTTTTTCGCACATTTTATCCAGAATAAATCTGGTCTTGAGCTCTTCATTGTAATATTCCGCACTCTGTTTCATCGCTTGCTATCTCCTTACACAGTGGGTCGGTATATGAACTATTAGATTCATTGTACACTATGTAAGAAGATTTTGCAAACAGAATCGTAGATTTTATGATGCAGAGACCAGATTTGTACTGAATGCAGCCGCAAGCATCGGACACTGGATCACCATGGCGTTCGCTGCGCGCTGCCAGTTCTTATCAGAGAACGTTCCGATTGGTTCGCTCAGCTGAGAGTTTAACAACGTATCGCGGCCTTCAATCACAAGAGTGGATTCATGCGGTAAGCCATCGACTTCACCTACACCAAAATCAACATGGACCGGATTGCGGCTGTTCCAGCGTTTTGTGGTGAATGGAATCACCTCACACTGGCCAGAGTTTTTGTTGTAGATGTTGTTGCTGACGATCAGATAAGGATGAACGCCATAATATTTATGGACAGTTTTTCCTTCCTGCTTGATCTCGGTCACATAACCGAGACGAATCTCACCGATTTTGGGGACACTTGAGCCAGCCTTAAACATATTATGACCTCCTTGCTGACCATCTGTTTTACTTTGTGTCCTTATTATACCATATTCATTCACACTTTACAATACCAATTCAAAGATTTTTTAAAAAAAGTGTGATTGGCTCCTCTGCATAATCGGATGAAATAATAAGGCGCTCCGACTTTTTCCCCCTCTCAACTTCACAAGAGAACACGTTACCTGTAATGTTGCAGCAGCAACAAAGGATGTCTGACCTGGGATCAAACTGGCATTCGATACTGATGTAGCTGTATCGCTTGCCTTTTCTTAGTGCAACGCAAGATGACTTGGCTTTGATCATGCAGACATTTTCTTCGTTCCGGCTGCCCCAGAACTCGATGATGTCATATGACCGGATATGTTCGTGCATTTCCTGGGCAGTATATGTGATCCGCATTTTGCCCTCCAAACAACTAAAAGATGTCCTGTTTTTCTAATCAAATTCAGTTCGGTTGTTATTTTACCACAAAACATGGCGCATTTCAACCCGAAGTAACAACTTTTAATTGTTTAGAACCAGCCACGATGTTTCTTGCCTGCTTCTCTCATTCTTCTGCTCAACAGTTTTTCATAGTTAACGCCTGTTACTTCATCAAGGATTATATCGTCATAAGGAATTCCCTTTGCGTCCAAATGATCTTTGAACCAATACTTTGTTCGATAGGCAGGCCCCTTATCACATGGATAGTCGATCCTCCATTTTTCAAGGCAATTCGGATGGCCATCAGGAATACTGTACCACTCTTTACGAACCCGCTCATACATCTTTGCTCTTTCTCCTTTGGCATCCCAGCCACACTCTCTAGCCATTTCAGCCTCTTTTCGCTTCTGGCTAACACTTTGACCGAGATCAATACCTGCAGCGGTGCCCAGCCCCAGCAAGCCCAAAACAAACGATACTGCTCCACTCATAATAAATCACTCCTTAAACAAAAATATCATCACGGACCTTCGGTGTATAACACCGAGTTTCCAGACGAACGATTTCAGACTGCACTCTGCCGGTTCCCCAGTCATCCAGATTAAACTTCAGCACCATTTCGATCAGACTCATCGCATCCTTGCACTCGCGGCGGATCTTACGCGCCTTCTTCAGTTCGTTCTCCAGAAAGCAGCGCTGAACCGCGTTTGCCTTGACAAGCTCAATGGCGTGCTCCAGATCATCAATCTCATCTGTTACCCGAGTCAGATCAGAATAGAGGTTTGCATACATCGGCTTTAAGCTGCTGAGAGTTTTATCGACAATTTTGAGACTCTTTTTAAAATCAGTCATCCACTCTGAATCTTCGATGGGATAAGACACAGGATCGAACCGCTTTCGTTCTGGCTGTGTGGGAGCGACCAGTTCTTTTAACTGTTCCGGTGCTTCCTTGACTTCGATTTTTTTTGGGAGATACCCGTCTTCCTTATATGTACGCGGCAGACAATTCAATACGTTCCAGGCTTTGCTTTCTGCATCATACTGCGAAGCCAGGCTTGAATCGTATGTTGTTGTGAATTTGCCATTCGGCTTTTTTGTGATATAGGTGTGTCCGTTGGTGAGAACATACGCCATTTATATCATCCTTCCTACATTATTATAATAGGGGTCTATAAAACCCTTAATGCTCTTTCAAAACAACGGACTGGCCACGATCCATAACCCAACAGTTCTTACCGGCATAGGCACAATCCTCGCAATGGCCAGAGCATTCGCAGGCAGCAGCAGGAGCATCGCAGGTGCCATCCTTAAAAGAGACATAGGCGACTGGCAGGTTGTAGGGATTGTTCATATTATAATTGGGCCAAGAAGAAAACAGAATATGTAAATTATTGGGAATTTTATTATCTGCAGCCAAATACTCGTTGATAAGATCATATTTTTTAGTGAATGCCAAAAACTGGGTGCGAGGCAACTTAATTGCAATTCGACACATCATTTCAAAATAGCGCCTGTCCACGATGTCGCCACTGACATGCCACCGAAAATAAAAAGACCCATAAGCAGCTGCAGTCGCTTGGACTTCAAAGCCGTCAGGGTCTGTTAACCACAGATTCAAATTGTTGTCATATGCGTTTCGTACCGTGGTTCGCCAGTCGAAGTGACTGACATAGCACGTTTTTGCGCACGGAACGCCTGGAGCACAGGTTTTGATACGGGGCATCGAGATCGACTTGATACTCCCCATCTTGCTGTTTGCGTTCGACACTGACAGCTTTAACATATTCAATTTTTCATACCCTCATCCGTTGAGGGTATACTCCTTCCCTATTATAATACTGCAAAACCAGTCCTATAAATCGGACATCAAACCACTTCTAGCGCCATTCGATTGATAGTCACAGCTAACTCGTTGACACGGTTTCTATCGATTGTGTCCGGCAAAGCAGTATTCGCCTTATCGTACTGCAGGCGCTTTTCATATTCTTTGTGGAAATCTTTTACATCGTGCTTGATATAACCGTTTGCAGCTTGGAATTCGCCGTTCCGAGCCATCATCAACAGGTCGTGATTTTCCGCCCGATTCGTAATGATCTCACCCTTTTCCAGAATATCAAAGACCATAAGGTAGAGCCGGATCATATTCATAATGGTTTTGTTCATCCGCTTCTTTGTGATCTGATCTTCTGGGTGTTGATTACACCATTCGCCCAAAGTGACTGCTTTCTTGAACAATTTATCTGCAAAGCCACCAAACGAATACACAACCTGTCTTGACAGGAACAGCTTCTTATTATCCATCAAAAGCTTTGTAGCCGGATGATAGCTGATGACAAGATCATCCGCATTTCCAAGCTGCTCCAGCATATTCGGATTGCCGCTGCACATGAGCTTAACTGCTTTATTGAAACTGAATACCGTTGTATCAGTGGTTTCATCGACCCAGTGATCGAACATGTCCATGCCAAGCAGCTCATGCTCTGTGTTAAATGCAACACCACGGATATCAATATCGGACCCTTCGACATTCGTTCCATAGGCGTGGCTGCCGCCAATAGTCAGAAACATCAAATGCTTGCCCAAATTCGGATTGGTGCGCAGAAAATCATACGGTTCGCTTGCAATGATCGACTGCAATTCTTCTCGTGTCATTTTTATCACCTCACTCAACTATCAATACTTTCCCAGATTTCCCCATGATAGCGATGATAACTATAGCCATCTGTAAACGTCTCGATCATATATGTAAGATCATCGAACGAGAATTCGCCAGGATCGATCTTGAGCTCTGGAATAGTGTCAAAATCAATATCGCAATCCTCTCCCAGTTCATCTCGCAGAGATTCGTCCGAATCATACCACCAGAAAACCGAGTTGCAAATCATTTCATTATCAAAATCAATGATCAAATCGCCCTCAGACCAGTATTTTTGCTTGTCCATTACCTGCTCAGAGATTGCAACAAGACCATCGTTGCGGGAGCCATCGTCTTTAAACTTAACATTCGGGAAGCGCTTATCGAACTCCGGCTTATCCTCAAAATCGATACACCCTCCATTGGACTCCATGAAGCGAACGATACGCAGGATCAATTCGTCCTTTGACGTGGTATCTTCCCATTTGACATTTTTAAGGATCTTCTGAGCTTCGTCCAGTGCGCTGGTTGTATATGCAGACCAGTGATAATAGATCGTGGCGATGTCCTCGTCAAACGCATGGACCGTAATAACCAACCGCTGTCCCATTATTTCAACTCTCCTCTTTCGTATAGTCGCTTTTTATATTCTTTTGACCTTCGGTGTGCTTCCCGCATTGTTTCTGCATCCGGGCGATAATACATCCAGTGTGTTCTGTTGTATTCATCGTTTTTTCGTTTTGCCCGCTGATCGACAATGAGTGAAATCGTTTTGTGTGAGACGTTATACTCCCGCGCCAGACCCCGGAGTGAGTATTCTCCGGTTTCAAACTTACAGGCAATTTCTTCCTTTTTGGCCTTGGTCAACTTCACCCGACGATCCTGAGTTTCTGATAGCCGACAGGTTTGCCACTTGCTTGCCAATCAATCATCCTCCGATTCCGCGAACGCCGATTCAAACGCGTCCTCATAGCTTTCGAGCTCTCCGTTATCATACTTTGCCAGAGCCTGCTGCATTGCATCGTCTGTATCTTTTGCATCCTTGATATGTACTTCGTAATAGCGATTTGCTGTAATATATACCGTGTATCACATCTTGCCATCTCCTTTTAACAATGACAGAGCAACCACGAAACCAGATCATCATGCTTGAACCAGCCTGCCGGGAATCCGCGCCAGTTGTTTTTATCTGTCCAGCTCCTGGATTTCACCTGACTGATCTGTTCAAGTTCTACAGAAAGACGCACCATAAATCCCTTGCAGTCCGCTTTATTCTTCATTGCTGTCTGCATTACAAGATTATCCTGCAGCTTGCCATTGACGACCTCACAGATCGCACATGGACAGTTATGACAATTCTTTTCGGCGCACATCAAACAGGGCGACATTGTAATTCCTCCTTATACACCAGCAATATGACTGGCCATCATATCTGCCGTATGAGTCCACAACACATTGGGATATTTTGCAATGGCATTACCGTAATACTTCCATTCGTTCGTGTCGGTTTCATACGCGCCCATATGCCAGCGGATACACGCGACTTCTTCTTCGGTCAAGGTGATGATACTTGCCAACATGCAGATCGACTTTTCGCCATGATGACTGTAGATAGAATCATTCGCATAAACGTACTGGTATCCGTTTTCTGTACCAATCAGCTTATACTGATCTGTCTTGCAGACATCGTGCAGCAATCCGATCAGATATGGAGAACGAGGACTTGCCCATTTTAGACCAAGCTTTTCAGTTAAAGAGACCAAATCTTTGGCAACAGCGATGCTATGTTCGGCCAGCCCACAAGGATACGCGCCATGGTATTTTGTAGATGCTGGAGCCAACCAAAACCCATGTTCGTTCAGCCATTGAGTGAGTTTGATATAATCATCCCACGTCAAATATTTCTTCAGATCTTCATAGATCTCATTTTTAAGTTCAGCCTGCTTCTTTTCGATTTCTTCGTTCATACCCATTCTCCTTTGCAAATTATTCTGGTGGCGGTTATGTCTGCCCCAGTACCGCCAATCACCTGGCATCCGGACGTTAACCGAAAATAATAATCTCTTCCATTGATCACACCTCAATGTCAATATCAAAAGAAGCAGTCCCGTCTTCGTTCTCCAGATAATTCATTTTAGCGAGAGCATCGTTACAAGCCTTTAACTTCCTTTGTATTTCCTCTACGTTTGGATGCCTTAGAAGATACTGAAACCGTCTTGCTTCGTCAGCGTCCAAAATAATATCGCTATTAACGTAGTGCATTTTATTCCTCGTTTACAATTTCGATCTGGCACATCTTCATGGCAGCCAGTGCGTTCTTGTGAGACTCAGGAGTAACACCGGCACAGCAGCTTGCATCCACAATGATAGGGACTTCAGGCTTTGCCGTCTTTAAAAGCAGCGCATTTGTAATCACACAAATATCTGTGCAAAGCCCAATCAAAGTAATGGAACCAACATTCACAGGGAACAACGTTTGATAGATTCTTTGATTGTCGTCTAACGTTGCATCAATAAACAACTCATAGCTGCCAAACGTTTTCTTATGATAGATTTGCTCGTAATCTGTGACAAAATCATTTCCGATTTCGTTTATTAGCTTCCATCCGTCTGTTCCTTCAACGCAATGAACAATTGGAAGATGTTTGCCCTCCTGAGTATTAAGATAGTCTTCGTCATGAGTGTCCATCGTGTAGAATACCGGGCCCTCCCAGTTCTTGATCTTCTCCACGACCTTTGGCACAATGGCCTGCGCTTCAGAAGTACCAAGCGAACCGGTGACAAAATCGTTCTGCATATCGACAACGATCAGGACATCAACTTTTTCTTTTCCCATAAGAACTCTCCCTTACCACTCAACCTCGTAAAAATTAGATTTATACACAGGCATCGGCAACAGTTTGAATGCATTTGCATCGTGCATCCGGTCGATCTTGGCTGCGGTTGCAGTGTCACCGCCGAAATCACCAGTGCGAATGTACTTGTCGAGGAAGTCATAGGTAAAGCCGAAATTGTCCTCGTCGGTTTTGCCAGTCAGACCATCAGCAGGTGCTTTCTCGATAAATTTTTCCGGAAGACCCAGCTCACGACCAATCGCCTTAACTTCGGTGACGGTCAGCTTACCGAGAGGACTGAACTGACCAGCGCCATCACCAAATAGCGTAGCCCAGCCGACATAGTCCTCTGAATAGTTACACGTGTTAGCCACTCGCCCATTCCTGCTCTGAGATACCATGAACAAAGTCACCATACGGATTCGCGCTGGCAGATTCACACGAGCCTGCTTGGAATCGCACAAACCCGCCGCCCGGCCATTAGCCAGTAATGCGTTCACAGTTTCGGCAATATTGATTTCATGAGACTGGATTCCCAGATGTTTAACCAGATCTCGTGCCACATCGATATCACTCTGAGCACCCTGCGGCATCAGCACACCAATAACTCGATCTTTACCAAGAGCTTCCACACACAGAGCAGCCACGATACTGGAATCCTTGCCACCAGAGATGCCGATCACAGCGTTGCAATCAGGGCCATTCTTGCGGAAATAGTTCCGAATCCATTCGACGATTTCATCCTTGGTTTTTGCTGCGTCAAATTCATACTTGAGCATATTATTTACCCTCCAATCTCCACAGTTCCACGTCAACGTCTTTAAATGTAAAATCGATAATTTCTTTCACAAGCAACCATTTTGCGCCACCACGAACACAGCCGATTCCATACGGCATAGCCACCTTGACTCCTGATGCCTTGGCGATTTTGGCCACTTCTTTGAATGCTTCTGACAGAGCACCGACAGATGTGTACTGCTTACCATTATCATACCCATAGGTATTCTGACCGAAGCAATTGACGATCCATCGAGAACCTTTTTCATCAACTGGAACCATCTGAGCGACACCCAGCATTCGTTCAGGGCAATCCTTGTTGCTTTCGCAGTAAGTGTGATATTCCTCGTACACCTTTGGATACCGCTCACGAACTTCTTTGGCAACACCTGACCCCATAACGCCCTGACAATTCACCTGATGACAGATGATCTTAGCATCAGAATCAAATACGTTGCCCTCTTTGATAATTACAGCCATAAACTCACCTCTTATCTAAATTTTTAATTGCAAAATACTGTGCTGCTCTCGGACTATTTAGATTGAATTTTTCAAAAGCAGGATTCACAACTATAACATTGCCATACCCATATTTTCTGAAAAATCCATTTTGAATAAGCTTTCTAGCTTCATTTCGATACTCACACGCAACTGCTTTACCATCAACAATGAAGTATAATAGCTCTGGTTCGCCCATCCACGTTCTTGAACCGCTCATCAGAACTTTCCTTCCCACAGCCGGTCGCGGACTTCCTTCAAACTGTATTCCTTGACCATCGCGCCATTACGGAATACGGTTTGCAGCATGTTTCCGTCAGAATGAGCGGCGTGATCCATCAGTCCATCAGTACAAACCAGCTTTCCAGAATCATCCTTAGTGACATAGCACATACCCTTCAGGCTCTTCTTAAAGTGATCAGTGTCTGTCTTTGGGTCCTTGAAGATCTGAATCTCCTTACCATTGACCACGCCATAAGTTGCCTTGACAGCCATGCCGAACGTATCGCGTGTGAACGGTTTCAACTGACCATTCTGCTCGATGCACTGCATAGAGAAAGAGCCAACGCCAAGGCTGACATTGTTGCAGGCGAAACCGTGTGCTTTGAGTTCTGCATAAATCTTTTCGCACCGCTGCACAGTGATGGAATCGCCGTACAGAGCCTTTACATGAGGATCGAGCACCTTGTAGCCCTTACTGTTGACTGTGCCGCCGAAGATGTCCCACAGATGATAGACCGTCTGCGTGACGATTTCGACCGGATCGCCAGAATCTCCGCGAATCAGCAGCGTACCATTATGAGCCATGATTTCATTCTTGAGCTGCGGCAGAATATTATCGACCAGATTCCAGTAGTCATAAGAGTCAGACACCATGCTGAAGCTCATATTGGGATACAGCTCAGTCAGCGCCCGGCGGATGAAAGTGATCTCATCGCCATCGACTGCGAAGTTAGAACACATCACACTGTGCTCGGTGCTGACCGCGCCAAACGCAACGGGCTCTTCTTCACAATTGCAGCGATACATTTCTTCCAGATACGGAATCGCAGGAACAGTGGCCGTGTTCAGGAAACTCAGACACCAACCGGCGCTGGACTTAACTGCCGACTGCATACATTCCTGCCCACGGAAACTGAAATCACCCAGAGCACGAGCATGAGGCACGCCATCCTCCACGGTTTCATCGTAATACCTGTCCACGATATCGCGATACAGAGTTCCAACCGTTGCAGAAATCATCGGATGCCACAACTCAGAACTCATAAAAGATTCAAGGAACTGCGGAACCCATGCGAAATCAGGATGCGTATTGCTCATCTCAAGGAACGGCACATGGATGGGGCAACGAGTGCCTTCTGGCAGCGCCTTGATCTCGACAGGCAGATAACCCAGATCATGCAGTGCGGCAATCTTGCTCAGATCGTAAGCATCCTTACCAATGGTTGCATCCAGATATCGTTTATACTGGGGAACGACCATTCCTTTTGGTTCGTCGAAGAAGTTGTCATTGAAATACTGCACCAGATAATCCTTGCAGAATGCCTGAATACCGAACACGACGACTTCATCTACGCCATCCAGTCGGCTCATGCGTGGAGTAAAATAACTGACCAGCTTGGTAGTGCCAGCCGGGAACTGCTTACTGTGAGTCGTCTTGTAGAAATCACACAGCAGCATCGGGTTAATATTGATCATTTCATATTCTCCTTTTCAATCAGTCGGAAGTAATCGTCAAGGACATTTTTCAGTTCCTGCTTACAACACCATCCGAGCTCGTCAGACTCTTGGATTTGACAAGTCAGAATATCAAGAGCGTTATAGATTTCTTCTTTGTTAAATTTCATATCAATCCTCGTCCCACTTGTGTTCAAAAACAGTGATCTTGTCGTGCTTGCCGGTGAAGATACTGTCTGTGGTATAGACCATATGAATCAATTCCGGGTTGTCAAACAGATGGCCATGCTCCTTATCCAGAATACTGTTCTCACAGTGGCTGACATAGATATCAATATCGCCCGCACCCAGCTCTTTCAGCTTCTTAGCCGAATAGAACATCGTGCCGCCGTAAGAGCAGATATCATCGATCATCAGAACTTTGCCTCCCTTTGGAGGATATCCTGTGACATCCAGACCGAGGATCTTACCAGTCGCCCAGTCCCGCTTTTTATCGCCATGGATGATATAAGCACTGCACTTTGCTCGATCCAGTGCCCAGTGAACGGTTTCCTCATAACGCTTCATTGCGCCGGCATCCGGGAAATAGATCACATCTGGCTTGCTTTCCTCGATTGCCTGACAGATTTCACGAATCGGAGTATGTACTTCGCACCGATCGATCAGTGCGGGGGCCACATCACTGTGAGGGTCAAATACGCTGACGCAGCTGAATCCGCACCGATTGATCTCGTCAGCGAACCACTTGAGGGTGAACACATCTTCGTCGTGATAGGCGCGGTCCATACGAGCATTCGGGATATACGGCATAAACAGCTCAACTTCTGCCCCGTTATCCTTTGCGTCCTTTGCGATCATAATGACCGTGGGAAGCTCGGCCATGGATTCAAACGTCCAGACGATGCTGATCACGTTGAGATAATTGATGGTCAGATCCTTCTTGATCAGCGGAGTACCGTCAGGAAAAGAACTGATTTTATAATGATTTGCTTTGACCATATTGAGCCTCCTTAAACCATATAGTGAATATCTCTTTCACGAGTACGGGAGATGATGACTTTGACCACACCGTTGTCCTTTTCAAAAGCTTCATAACGATCCTTTTCATCGTCATCGCTCTTGGAATACGGATTGATCACATCAACCTTCTTGCCATCAATGAACTGCTCACCGTTGGCGGGGTTATACTGGATATCCTCGGTGTTGATGTAGCAATCAGGCCAGTAACCATCTTTCAGCTTGACATCAAAACAGATACGCTGTGCACCGTTGAACATATCAAAACGCTTGGTGCTGGACGCACGGTAACCATCCCTGAAGATAACAGTGAGCTTGTAGCTGGTCTCGTTCATGTTGATGATATTCAGATCCTTGATGGCCTCTGCGAATGGAGTGCCCAGATTCAGTTCAAAGGCGATAGACCGCAGGCAGTCGTAGTTCAGATCGATCTTGCCAGAAAAATCGACCACGGCGGGGATCTGATCGTAATACTTCTCTTCGAGCTTATCCTTGAGGTAGGTTTCGACCTCGTCAGCGCCCGGGTAATCGAAGCGGAAGTGATAGTGGAAGCGGCCTGGACGGTTGACCAGATAATCGTTCAGGCCATTGAGCTGGTTACAGGTGACAACGAACAGCTTTTTGCCCGCGCTGGTGCCATCGAACAGACTCAGCATCGTATCCTGCGGACTTTCATTGTCCCTGGCCTTGAATGTCTTATCAAACTCGTCAAACAGGATCATAACTTCCTGATCGATGGATTCGATAAAATTGGCGATACCACCGATATAGCGGTTAGCCAGAATGACAGGATAGCCCTGCTTGACGGCCTCGATTGCAATCATCTTAGCGGTCAGAGATTTGCCAATGCCTTTGTTGCCGCTGAGAATGACACCCAGATTGCGATTGAACACTTTGAACGAATTCAGCACTTTGGCAACCTTGCTGCTCTGGACACCATACACCTTTTCGTTGATGACCATATCGGGGCGGCGGGACAGATAGAAACCGGTCATCTCAGAACAGTGGATATCATAGGTACCCGCCGGGATCTTGTCATACGCCTTCATATCGTCGCCATACAGGAACAGATTGCTTGCGCTTTCAACAACTTTCATGTTTGATACTTCCCTTCTCAGTTCAGCTCTTCCAGCTTCTTCATCAGGTCCTCGATGCCCATGTCTTCCAGCGCCTTATCCTTTTTCTTTGCCACAATCTCCATGATCTTATCGCGCTGTGCCTTCTTCTCGGCGGCAGACACACGCTCCGCTGCCTCAGCCAGCTTGATAGACACGATATACCTGACGATATCGATCTTATTGGCCAGATCCTGATCCTCGGCGCTCTTAGTGGCCAGCAGAGAATCCTCGTCAGCGGTCTTCTTCTGACGGTTCAGCATCTTGAAGATGGCATCCAGATCCTCGACCCGCAGACTCCACAGATCCTCTACGGTCATAACGCCCTTGTAGTTAAAGCGATAGCGATTACGGGTTGCGATTTCAAACAGATTCTTTTCCATGATAATTTCTCCTTTCAGATTTACAGAAGTGATTCACAAACGCATTCCTGTTTTACAAAACTTTTGGGAATCAGCATTTGTTCTGTCCAATAAGAACCACAGCATTTTAGTTTTACAGTTTTTTGAGACCTAGAGTATTCTTTAATCTCAAATTCCGACCCAGCAAGGCGAACCATATTTAACGTTGGAGTTGCACGATAACCGGCATTCTTGCCTCCAAATGTTTGATAGACCGTATTGATATTCAAATCCGGACGAACTACAACATGATCACCTTGCTTAAATCGAAGTGGAATTACATAATCCATAACAAACCTCACAGTAGAGATTCGCAGCAGCATTCATTGTCTGCCAAACCAGAAAACATGTCATCAGTCCATCTAAAATCGTGCGTTTCTTCTACGATATAGTGCCCGTGAGAAGAATAATCTTTAATATGGACCAATTGCCCATGAAGTTCCCACATATCCAATGTCACAATGTTATTGTTGGCTTTTGGATGGGGACCAGACCTCATATCGTAAAAGGCACCATACTTAAGATCATCTCGAACTAAAACAGCATCGCCTATTTTATATCGATACTCCATTTGACACCTCATAGCAGAGATTCACAGCAGCACTCTTTTTCGTTCGCCAGACCAACAAACATATCATCTGTCCACAGGATTTTCTGATTCGTTTCTTTGATGATATATCGATTGCGGCGATACTCAAGAATCGTGACAACCGTTCCTTCCAAAGCTTTTCGTGTGCGAATCGTACATTCGTTCACGCAGATCGCATTATCAAGCGGAGACTGACTTCCAGAGCGCATGTAATATTCTTCGTTTTCTCGAATTTCATTGATCACCACGACACGATCGCCCGGCTTATAACGATAATCCATTTAGCACCTCACAGTAGAGATTCGCAGTAACATTCATTTTCGTTTGCCAGACCAATAAACATATCGTCTGTCCAAAAATCAGCATCAGGAGCTTCCGTGATATGATATCCACCATTTTTATACGATTTAATCGTCACAATAGCTCCTGCAAAAGAGAGGTGTCGTTTGGTGCACGAGGCCCAGCCACCAGCACGCGGCCCAGATCGCATCTTGTAACTATCACTATACGTGAGAGCTTCGTGCAGATCATTTTTTACAAGAACCTTGTCGCCGATTTTATACCTATATTCTGTAGGATAAATTGCCATCAAATCACCACTTTCAGAACTCGCTCAGTTGCACCCTGTACCTTAACGATAAAACTGTTATGCTGCGTCTCAGAGAAGCCAACACCAGACAGCTGGTCATCCACCGACTGGACTGCCATCTGAGAACCCAGCGCCTCAAATACTCGCTTATGCTGCAGCAGGTCTGCCTTCAGGAATTCATTGTAGAAGCCATTGGGCTTTTCCGGATTGACACAATCCTTGAGCATGAAGAAGTAGTGACGGTTGCCATTGCCAGTCTGTTCGTCCCAGTAGTTCGGAGAGTACATCGCCACAGACACAGGTACAAACTGATTGGAATTCACACCCCAGATCTCGCGGGTGCTGGTAGAACTAGGCAGCTGCTCTTTGATAGAGAACTTACCATCCTTCAGCGTAACTTTTGCCACGGCGACATTCTGACCACCATGCAGCGGCTTATCGTAGTTAAACGAGTAGATATTACCATCGAACTCGATCTCGGCACGGAAACCAGTTTTACCGCCACGACTAGCAAAGCAGTTCACATAGAAGCTGTACTCGCCTTCCTTCATCTTCTTAATGTCAGGCCAGGTAATGTTCTCAACAGCAGCCTTATCCCGCGAAGGATGAGTGATATCCACATCCAGGCGGCCATCAGTACGAGAATTCCACTTACGGACATAATAGATGTGATTCTTATCGGGTTCAATGCAATGAACATCCTCATCGTTTTCATCCCATTCACCCGGCACATCGTTCCACTGAATCGAGAAACGCAGCACACCATCCACTTTACCGCCAGCAGCCTTAACGTTTTCGCGGATATCGCTGTCTGCCATATTACCGGTATAAGCCCAGCTGAAACCATTGGGCCACTTGAACATGCTTGGCGCACTCTTATCCTGAGGAGCAACCAGAGACACCATGTTCTTCGAGAACCGATTTTCCATGAACAGTTCCAAACCTGCTGCAGTAGGCAGAACTTCTTTTACGAACTTTTCGATGCCGATTTCTTCTGCACGGCCGAACTTCTTGGGATCAGTACCCAGAGACTTTACCATTGCCTCAAACGGATTCACAGCGCCCATCACCCGAGGAGCAGCATCACGGTTGCAGAACAAGATGTTGTTTGCAGTGATGTCGTCCAGAGTAGCAAACCGGCGACTCAGACTGTTCATATAGCCCAGCTCAGTGACGGTTTTCTGTGCGTCTTCCAGCATCTTCTTGGTAAAAATCGCCTTAGGACGCTTATAGTTGGCGGGAGCAACAATGGCTTCAAACGCAGACACAGCAGCATCCACGCCCATGCCCTCGCTCAGGTTCACCAGCAGAGTACCGATTGCCGTATTACGAATACGAAGCCGGTTCATCGACATACCGCCGGGAGCCATCCAAACATAAGCGGACTTCTTTTCATCAGGCAGACGATCATACACTTGCTTATCGATTTTGAAGCCACGAACCAGAGATTCAAACTCCTTGCCGCGATACAGGCTGTTCTGCGCAATCAGCTCCAGAACGGTATCAACAGCGTCCATAGTCAGTTCTTCCAGAGAGCGCTTGAACACATTGGCAGAATCACGCCACTGAGCCATCTTGGTAGGTACGTCATCGGGACGCACAATGAACCGCTGAGGAATCTCGACAGCGAAATGATCCCAGGTGTGAACCGCCTTATGATCAGCGTCATACTCATAGTTCATCTCAGTGCCAAACTTGCCATCAGAGATCATATTGCGGCTGACGTAATACGGATTCACAACAGCGCAGGTTTTCACATAGGCAGCCAGCGCATCCACAACCGGCTGATAAACATCGGACTTGGTATCGAAATCCCAGACGGTAACCATCTGACCATCCATAAAGGAAACCAGCTTACCGATGTTCTTTACGAAGCGACGGCAGCAGGAGCAATCATACTCACGCCGCTTACGGAAAATAGGATTCGTGCCAGCCGGGAAGCTGTCCAGATAGAGATCATACAGCTTATCCTCATCGGCATTGGTGATAAACAGTGGATTCTCGCCATTCACCATCTCATTGAAGTGGTCCTGCAGCAGCGCACGAAATTCCTTAAAATCAGACATTGTTTTCATTCTCCTTTTTTGATTACAGTAAACTGTCACAAATGCATTCGGTCGAGCTTTCAAACATCGACTCAGTCCATAGCCATGGGATTCCCCTTAGCGTATAGAAATCATCGTCATCGGAATATCCATTGACTTCATATGTATTGCCGCTATAGTTGACCATACTATCGTTACAGTAAAGAGTTCGTTTACCTGCCGAAGGGCCATACAGGACGGGATAATCGCGGTCGCCAACCAAATCCGGACGGATCGTTACCAGATCACCCGGCTGATACAATAAACTATCCATCACCATCACATTCACCTCACAGCAAAGATTCACAGTAGCATTCGTTCACCGACATCGGCTCAAACATTTCATCAGACCAGTACAGATGATCAGGGTCATTATCGATTTCGTAATAACCCAGCTCATAAGAAATGATTTTGTGGACTGACCCTTTATATTTTTCGATATGATATACAGTCCCGGGTTCGCATCCAGCTTTGGGACCGGAGCGCATATAATAATACATGTTTCGATCAATATCGTCGCGAACTTTTACGATGTCGCCAATTTTATACAGGTATTCACCTTCCATAATTCACCTCACAGCAGCGGCGTGCAGATACATTCGTTGGGCGCTGCAAACATCTCGTCCGTCCACCGATCGCACCCATAATCTTCGTCGATGTAATAGCGGCCATTGCGCTTGCCGGCAATATGAACCACAGTGCCAAGCCGCTGCGCCTGAGAATAAGTAAGGGTGGCACTGACATCATTTGCACGATAACCGGAGCGCATATAATACTGAACGCCGCGCTCCAAATCAGGCCGAACAATCACTTCCTCTCCGTTTTTGTACCGATAATATCTTGACATTGCTCTACTTCCTCCATTCCATTACAGCAGTGAATCGCAAACGCACTCGCCCACGACAAGCGGCTCAAACATTTCATCAGACCAGATGCAGCCATCGATTCCTTGTGCTTCGTAAACACCACGATCTTGTACGATCTTTTGAATGACGATCTCTTGTCCTGCGTATTTTTTCATCCAGTCAAAAATCATCCAACGTTGGCCTTCGTTTTCGCCAGACAGCATTTTATAATCTTCATCTTCCGAGAGATCAGGCCGAACGCGAACTCTGTCGCCCGGGTGATACATATAATCAATCATTCTGTTCCTCCATCATCGAACCAGTCCGACACACGATCAGACATTTCGTCCATCTTATCCTGGTCGGCCTTGACATAATGCATCGTGACACGCTGGCTGCTATGCTTAAACTTTTCTTGAAGCATCTCGATCGTTTGCCCAGATGTACCAGCTTTTTTCGCTGTCTGAAGTGCAGCCATTGCATAAGTTTTGCGCATGGTATGAGTGGACAGATCGATATCTAACTCACACGCTTTCCCTGCTTCTTTCAAGATCCGATAGAATCCGCGCACTGTCAGAGGACCACCCTTGCGACTGCGAAACAGGTAATCAGATTGACTGATCTCGAAATCCTGTTCATCGAAATAATCTTCCAAAATGTCGGCTGCCATCTTGGGGATCTTGCACACATTGCGCTTACGAGTCTTTTCTTCGATCAGTTCGACATGCTCTTTCACACTGCCATCCTGTTCATAAACATCTGCCGTTTTCAAGTTGAGAAGATCGCCACAACGAATGCCTAGACTGCACCCGAACACGAAAATCGCCTTGTTACGTAGACGAAACTTGGGGTCGCCATTGGAAGCGAGATAATTCGCCAGTTTCTGGAAATCCTCTTTGGAACGAATCGGATCAGCAGGCGAAGGTTTGATGCGGCCATCCTTTGTATAAAGGCTGTTGGTTGGCTTTGTCTTGTGCTTTTTCTTGCGAGCGGCAGCCACGATGTCCCAAATCATTTCCTTCAGCTCGGCTTCGCTCATGGTGATGTGAGCTTCGGAACCAGGCTGCTGCGGGAACTGAACCACGCGATCCTTACGCTTACGTGCCGGTTCTGCCATTGATCTTCATCCTTTCTATGTAAATCAATATCTATGTTGATGTTTTTCTCTATAACGCAGGTTATGAGTGTATAGCTCATTATTAAAATCGTTGATCATGCGGCACTTCTCTTTGTACTGGTGCTGCTGTGTCAGCTCGATTTCGACGTACTGCTGGCGCTCCTGACAGTGATCGTGACACCCGGGATAACGCTTGGGAGCCACACAATAATGGCAGGGATTCTGCATTTTCAAATCATTCCAATCATAGTAAACTTTCGCAAACACAAGCAGCGCTGTATTTGTCCTGCGTCAGGAACATCTGATCCGTCCAGGACCATCCTTCATCGTCCTCTTCGATAAGGTATTGGTCATCAAAATATCCCGAGATGTGAACGGTCTTGCCTCCAAACTCTTTCATTTCGTCGACAACATTGTTGTATGTGCACCTACTAGGTCCAGACTCCATAAAGTAGTTGCATCCCGTTTTGAGATCTCGCTTTACGACCACTGCGTCACCGACATCGTATCTGTATTTCATAGTTCACCTCACAGAAGGCTATCACAGCAACACTCATTGATAGAAATAAACATCTCGTCGGTCCAGCCATAACCGATCTCGTTCAGAGTGTACCCACGTTCCCCATCGCGAGGGCCTTTAATCGTAAAAACCTCTCCAGCCTGATCTACCATTTGATCAATAGCATTGTAGGTGTACTCTCCATTGTAGCGGCCTGACCTCATACGATAAACTTCACGGCAGTTCAGATCCGGGCGAACCATTACTTTATCGCCTGGCTTATACATCAATTCCATATTTCTACCTCATTTTCTTTTTTTATCAAAATCACTTTCTAAATCCGATGCTCTGGAAACGGGAGGACGCACGATCAGGGACTTCTGTCACGCGATCTGGCGCGTGACTCTCGTCCCGGATCGAAGGACGAGTGTTTCTTGACAAGGATTGGCTGAGGCCAGCTGCACGATCAGGGGCCTATGGCGGAGTGCAGCGGCCGATTGCTGTGGTATTCTTCTTAACATCCGCCTTGGGCGTGATGCTCGCTCTTTTGGAACGATATGCAAAGTGATTTTTTTGTTTACTGATTACTGATTGGGCTCATCGAATTCGATTTGTTCGCCCATGGATGCAGCCGTTTCACAGACTTCATCAAACAGAACATCTCTGCCGACTTCCAACATTGCCTGGTGAATGCGCGGCTCTGCGGCGGCCACAATGGTATCGCAGAAATTGGTATCGTCTGTGTTGATCGATTTCAGATTCAAACTTTCCACGATCTCTTTGACATCCTCAGGACCCCAGAACACCAGGGCTCGCCGATCCTCTTCGTAGACCACTTCTGTTTCGATGCCCGTAGAATAGAAGATCATGTCTGCGACCTTTTCGAGTTCTTTTGACGAAATCTTTCCATCCCGACACATAATTTCAATCATAGATCATCACTCCTTGTGTATGTCTCCATTTTTTATGCAACAACGCCCTCTTTGGGACGAAGATCCTCTTTGAGCATCGCCATAATATCAGTGCCGAACTTTGCATTGTAACGATGAATCAGCTCGTCGATCACCTCAGGCTCGACCATGTGATAATAGTTGAGCTTGCCATTGAACTTTTGCAGATCTTCCAGTTCCCATGTTCTGCCGTGCTGCTTTGCATTGATATAATTCGTCATAGCCGAACGGAACATTTTAAGATTGCGCCAGCCAACTGTGATCTGATTGTTCGGATTCCACATCAAGCCGAGGCACCAGTTTTTGCTGGAGTGCCGGTTGCCGTAGTGCGTTTTTGTTTCGTTCAGCGTGAACGGTGCATGGAAGAAGTTCAACGCGTCAATAATGATTTGCTGAATCTCCATCGGGTCAAAGTAATGATAACAACTGATAAGAATATCATCTGCATATCGTGTGAAAGTAAACTCGCGATCGATGCCGTCCTTTGCTTTGTAGCCATAGCACAGCTTGCGCGTGATGCAGTGATCAAACGGAATCATCATCACATTGGTAAGCCACGGACTGATGGGAGTTCCCTGCGGCAGGCCGTTGCGAAGGAAGCACAGGTTGACCGCCTTTGCCAGTTCATCCCGACCGCGTGCATCCTGCATGATCAGAGCGAATGGATAGATCACACTCATCATGCCGAGCAGAAAATCCGGTGTCGTGCTGGGGAAGAAACCATGAAAGTCGAACTTGACCGCCCAATGATTCTGATAATTTACGACCGTTTTCATGCCGGTCGCCTTATCAACAACGGTTTTATTGTGACCAGCCTGATGCTTGCGGACCGCATCGATAAAGCAGCGATTGGAAATATACGCGAAAGCATTCGTGTGATAATCTGCGATCATAAAGCTCTTCAGCAGTTCCCGCAGCTCGATCAGTGCATCAGAAAGAGTTTCATCGGGCGCATCAATGGGTCGCCAGCCACCAGATTTCTTTGGGATCTCAAAGTGAGAATAGTGACTCGGGATATCACTGGATTCAAGCGCCGCATACTTCACGTTGTAGTCCACCAACTTCTCGATCATCTCAGGAACATTGGTGATAGCGCGAAGTTTGGCGGTTAAATCGTTGCGACACACGGTCATTGTAGATGTGTTGCTGCCGCCATAGTGCAGTGCTTCTACATTCTGGACACCGGCGAGGATCTCATCAAAAGTGATCTGCCGGGTCTTAGGAGGATTCAGATATGTAATGTACATTGTTTCTCCTTTATGATTTCATCGTGATCTAAATGGGTTTCTTGAGGCTAAAACGCGTGCAGCAGGAGGTCCCGATCATGATTGGATGCTGAGATTGGCTATATAACCGCCTTCAGGCGACCCAAAAAGGTCGTTTCGAACTCTGTGGGAGCGCCGTCGGCAGGCGGTGCGAGCTCAGTTTTGCAATGTTGATGCCTCCAGGGAGGACCATCCTCGTCTCAACAATGCGATACACTTGGCTTGGCCTAAGTGCGCTGTTTATAAAAAACAACTATTCATCACGATTTTTCTATTTACGATTTTATCAGAACGCCATGACGCTCTCTTCACCCAGGATGAACGGGGTTGCAACGATCTGCTTCTTCAGCTGGTTGCCTCCCACGAAATTGATAAAGTTCGTAACCGCCAGACAGCAGATGAAACGAACGGTCGGTGCAACACCCTGAACGATGCCACATGCAGACACCGGCGTACTTACCTTTGCTTCCTCGTGAGTGAAGTTCATGGAGTTCTTCAGATTGTCGATCTGCTTACGATCCTTCCAATCGGCCGACCAGCACTGTGCATCATACAGGCCAGTGCGGATATCGAACACACCGAGCAGCTCAGGATTGTACTTGTTCTTCTCTAGGAACTGCTTGCGGATCTCGATGCTGTCCACGGCCAGGAACACATAACCCTTGACGGTTTCGCCCTGCCAGCCATTGGGCATCAGAACCAGATCCTCTTTGATATCAGGATTCACATTGCACAGAATGTTCCCCACAGCTTCCACCTTGGGATGTGCGATATCCTGCTGGAAGAACATCTGGTTGACGATATTCTTGGGTTCGACAAAGTCCATATCCCACAGAGTGAACTTGGTCAAACCGTATCGTGCCAGCAGTTCAGCCACAGTAGAGCCGACCGAACCACAGCCGATGATATGAATGCGACCCTTAACAGACGCAGGGTCAAACACCATTTCGATTTTGCTCAGATCCATTGTTGTTTCCTTTCTTAGTCCTGAAATGCTTCAGCGTAGGGATAGCAGCTCGAATTCCAATTGTTCATCAGGTCATTCGGATTCTCCTGATAATACTTCATCAGATTGGATTCGCTTCCCTTGCTCTTGACTGAATCGATCTTAGGAGCGGCTCCACCCGTGACAGTTTTCAGCGCCGGGTTCGTCGTGGCTGCCGGTTTCGTTTCTGCTTTTGTTTTCGTGGACGCGGCTGCGGTGCTTGTGTTACCAACGAACGCGCCTCCCTGATAAGCTGCTGTGCCCGCGCTGTAGTTGCCGGAGTAAGCTGCACCATTGTAGTTGCCGCTGTAGCCACTGTATGTAGTTGTGACCGGCTTTTGGACGAGCGCTTCCGCCTGTTCGAGAAACCCTTTCGTATCGGCCTCTCCAATCGTCACTTTGACATCATCGCCGCTGTAGATGACATTGTCCGCCATGTCCACAACACGGACGTTATACTCCCGCCGCTTGTTCCAGATCATAAAGACGTAGTAATCCTCAGAGCTCAGGGTATCAATGAGATCCCACTGATTCTGCATATCCACGCCGCTGGGAGAAGTGCTCATGTTCACATGACTGTGGCCCTGGAACCGCAGCGTATTAAAGGATTCATCATCCAGCTCATACAGCCAGGTCGTATACTTTTCCTGGTCCGTATTCACTGTTGCGCCCGTGACCTGCTGCGGATAAACCAGGATCTTGGTGATTTGGAAGTGAGTCTTATCAATGCGATTCACCAGACCGTGCCAGGCGACCTCGGTACTGAAGTGATCGATCAGGGCACACATCTCGTGATAAGCTTCCAGAGTGAAATTCACCTCGACTGCGTCCTTGGCAGGCTTGGAAAAATTCTTGTTAAAGGAGAACTTATCCGCCTGCAGATTACCCAACGCAGAAGCCTGTGCATAGAACTCCTGCAAAATCCCTTGAATCAGTTCGTCATTCATCTTAACCGGCTGCATACTTCAAACCTCCTTATGCCGTTTCTCTGCTTTCGTTTTCCAGAATCTCAACCACCTGTTTGATGGTGTAGAGATTGCCATCCTTATCTTCCAGACACTTCCGATTACTATAATCGCCGAACAGTTTTTCCATCATCCATTCGACGACCGTAGAATCCGTCCAGTTGATATAGGAAGAAGAAGTCACCAGAGTAGACAAAACGCCGATGTAATCACGGCGGAGAGCCAGATCCTGAAGCATACCGCGATAGCCGCCGTAACAGGTAAACCGGTCGATATGCGGCTGAGGAAAACGATCCTTCATCAGGTCTTCTCGGTGATTCATGTTAGTGCTTCTGACGGCTTCGACGCGGCAGTCATCATAGACAATCCACTCGCAGTAGACACGCAGATTGAACCGGTGCTCTTTCCAGATAGCCAGGAACAGCTTCTTGGTGAGATCCATAACATACGGGCTCTCCTCGTAGATGTAGCTGGACATCTTATCCTGCTTTTCGACATACTGCTTAAAGATATCTTCGTTGTAGTCATTCAGATAGCAGTTCACGCCGACCCACAGCTGATTGCCGGACTTATCCAGAGCGATAAGAGATTTGTTCGCCTTGAAGAAATCGACCAGCTCCTTCTCATCGTCTCCAGAGTTGCAGGCACGATTCCGGAGCACCAGAAGCTTCATCTGCTCTTCATCCACCTGCTTCATGGCATTGCGGGCGCTGCTCATGTAATCATTGACGTTGTTCTCTGCCCGGCGGACACGTTCTTCCTGATCGTGGATCGAGCGGGTGAAGTTCTGACTGCAGAATCCCTTGAGCATGCTTTCGACTTTCTTGCCGTAGAAGTCATAAGCTGCACAGATCTTGTCGATTGCCGCATTGAACTTGTCATACTTCTGCTCAGCCAGCATCTTCAGCAGATCGAGTTCATCCCTGGTTGCCGGGTGATCCTTGAATGCCCACGGAAGCAGACGAGGCAGACAGCTCATCATCATCTGCATAACCTGGATTCTCTTGGGTGAAGGAGCGAACACCATGGTCGCCTGCTTGGTTTCGTTCTGGTAGACCAGAGCGTCACCGCTGCGATCGACATACAGAGAGACATCCTCAAGACGAACCCAGCCCGCCTTCTTGTAGTCCTCGTCGAACATTTTCACCTGCTTGATGTAATCGGCTGCTTTCTTGTTGGGGATGAAATGGAAATACAGACCGAGCTTGATCTTTGTGAACGGACCACGCTCACCAGCGTAATAGGCTGCTGTCAACTTCTCATCGTCCGGGAGCCGGATCTCGTTCTCGACCACCAGAGACTGCATGATGCCCTTATTCTCGGGATCAGCGGTAAAAGTCGCCAGCCGCTCCTCGTTCATCACTGCCCGGAGAACGGTCAGGACGGTGTTATCTTCGGTTTCGAATTTGTTCCTGCTCTTGATGTCAGAGAAAAATTCGTTGCATTCGTTCGAGCCGAGCTTCGTCAGCAAACCAGTGAATGCCATAGTTACTTCCTCCTTAAATTCATATCTTGCATTTAAAAAGCCCAGATACTGGACACATATAAGGCAGACTTTAACCGGCCTGCCAGCGGCTGCAATGCTACTTATCTGTTGTAACCAGAACAGATTTATATTCGGACTTTATTCGAGATTCACTCGAACAGATTCAGGATCAGACTCCGTTAATTCCTTAACGGGCGTTGTCCATCTTCTGAACACAGACCAGATAAGCCTTCTCGGTAACGTGCATATCGGCAAAGGTCTTGTCCATGTCGCCAGGCTGCAGAACACAGCCATCCAGAGAAGTCTGACCAGCAGAGTAGTTGATATCGTTCTCCTCCAGGCACTGACGCAGGGTAGTGTCCTCAGTAGCCATGACAGTCTTACGGTTGGTGTTGGTACCCACAGTGATCTTCAGCATAATATGTACTCCTTTTTAATTTGAAAAATTTATTGTTGAAACGTCGGATTGACGAATCATTTAAAACGAATGCCGGACGTATTGCGCTGGAACATCCGGCGTGGAACCACAGTGGCGCTCTTACCAGGCGGCGCTCTTACTCAGCGGCGGCCTCAGGCTCAGCGTCGTTCTCGATGGTGATAGCAGCGTTCATAGCGGCCTCATCAGCAGCGATAGAGCTCATAGCCTCGGCGATCTGCTCCTCGATCTTGGTGCAGTTCACGATGGCCAGACCCAGCTTCTCACGAACGAACTCGTTGATCTCCTCGACGGTGGTCTTGCCGTTGGGCAGCTCGATGCTCATGGTAGCGACCTTGGGAGTGGTGACGGAATTCTTTGCGAAGGTCACACCCATCTCATTGGCAGAAGCAGAACCGCTGACACCGATAGCGCAGACAGGCTCCTTCTCCTTGCCCTCGCCCTTGTACAGAACCAGAGCTTCGGGACGGAACTTCTTGACCTTCTTCAGGGTCTCGATGTCGTAAGCGGAAGTGACGAAAACGTTGTTGTACTTAACAGTTGCCTTCATAATATTGATCTCCTTTATAATAAAAAAATGTTATGTAAACGAGCCGGTTTGCTCGTTATACCGTTGTTGTTAGCAGCTCTTTCATATCGTCAAGAGCCTCGTCCCATGTGTCGGCCGACTGAATGAACTGGCCATTATCCGCCGACACGATTTCATAATGGCCGTCCACATACTTGATATGCATCCGTTTTCTCCTTTCATTTGACAGTGTAAAGTGTGTTTGGATGACGAAAAAATTAAAGCAGAGACTCGCAGCGGAATTCACTGGGTGACTCTACAAGTACCCACCAACCATCATGCAGGTGCTCGACCAGGCGGCAATCTGGCTTACTCCATGTGTACCCATCGCAGAGCTGCACTTGAGGACAACCGGTGTCTTCTGTATACCCGACAACGATTCCCTCTTTACCCTCATTGACATCACCGGGACCCCACAGAGACTCAAGCCTTACGCAGTCACCGATACAGAATTTTCTCTCGTCCATGTTACTCAGTCCTTTCTATCCATTTCTTTGACCTTGTCGACCGCATAATCAATCACGTCAGTGACATACTCAGTGGCGTTGTTGATGTTATCCTGCGTAAACATATCAGCGGCGAGCATCTTATAGCAGGTATCTTCAGAAGGAATAAATACGGCACCAATCAAACAAAGGGATGTGAGAAAAATACCGACCTTTCGTACCATGTGTTTCCGTTCGCCACAGACAGGCTCACCATCTTCATCGCAACAAGATGAAAAAACCAAAACAATCAGCCCAGCAGCTACGCCAGCCCACATCAGTCGATACAGCACATCACTGACACTGATCCAGTAGAACACCCAAGGGTTAATAATCGAATTCATACAATTGCACTCCTTATATATGTGTTTTCTTATATTCAACAGCGGCTTCTCGTGGGTTGATTCGGTTTCTAATCTGTTCAATGATCCACTCAGTATCTTTTTGACAGATACGTCTGACGCGATCCGTGTTGAAAAAATCACTTGCCAAATAAAATTCGCTTAGCCAATCGTTAATGTCATCGAGAGAAACGTCGATAATGCTGCTATGTCTGTATACATACAGCGCACCTTTTTTGACACCGTCAAGCATTCTTCGTTCTTTTCGTTTCATATATTTACTCCATCACACATCATCCGTGTCGGCATCTAAATACGCGAACACTAATGTAAGAATGAACTTTTGAACAGATAGACCGGCTTCTTTAGCCGCCTTCTGAATTCGGTCATACTGAGAATAGTCGGTTCGGATAGTCAAGGTCTTTTTGCTTGCGAGATATTTTGCATTTGCTTTACGCTGTGCATCTGACGCCATTGTTTTCTCCACTCTTTTCGTTGATATTCGAACATGGTGCGGCTAGAGGGACTTGAACCCTCACCCGAAGACCAGATCCTAAATCTGGCGTGTCTGCCGATTCCACCATAGCCGCATATAAATTAGGTACACCTGCACTCCCGATTCTCCAAGCAGGACAACTTCCATTCCGGACCACAATATCCGAAACATTAGGGCGCAACAAGGAAGTCGTGGCTATTTTATTGATCGTACTTTTACCACCATGTACCTATTCCCCATTTTGTTAAAGACCTAATGGGCAAAGCTGTCTTGCCTTGCGGCATGGAGCAGCGAATGGGAGTCGAACCCACATCTCCAGCTTGGAAGGCTGGCACATTCACCGTTATACGACCGCTGCATATAAACCCGGCTTACAAAGCCTTGTTGCTTTCGATACGATATAGACCGAAGCATCGTATCAAAAGAGCCGGGAATAACAAGAATGAGGTAAAAGGTCCCTGCTGAATAACATCCTAAAAAAGACAGGAACCCTGGTGCGATTGGATGGACTTGAACCACCGACGCGCATTCAGCCTGCTGCTCTACCAACTGAGCTACAATCGCATAAGATACTCGGCTTACAAGGCCAATTGCACCCTTTCGAGCGAGCCGAGAATAATTGACAAGAGTTATTATGTTACCCCTTTCGGGGTGGTGCTACCGACCCGATTCCAACGGGCACGCAGTCTCCTGCAAAGGTTTTTAAGACCTCTGTGTCTGGCTTTCCACCACGGTAGCATATCAAAGCTGTCTGTCCAGCAGTCAACCGTCTTTCCGATTTGCCAAACCGTTTCACCCAATAAGCTCCTGACTCGATCGAGCCGGTGGTATCTCGGATGGGAGTCGGACCCACAAGCTTTCGCAGAAGTTTTTGAGACTTCCCTGTTTACCAATTTCAGCACCGAGACTCATTGCTCGTCTTTCCGAGCCGCCACTGCTTGCGCAGGTCACTCCTCTACTTCAAACACCATGTAGTACATGTGATTATCTTCACCGTTATCGACCGCTGCTCCGATAACATACTCAGGATATGGGTTCAACTCGCATCCACAAAAATCAGCGTATGATTCAGTGTCAACTTTCACTGCATCTTCGTACCGAGCGGCCTCATCTTCAGGCATCCCATTGAGAAAGCACTGAAAACTAACAGCGGCAAAAGCAATCGCATCGTCTCTTGATTTGAATGCTTTATCGATACTTACCGACTTGTAGATATCAGCTTTCTCGTTGGTGTAATCGCTTACGACGATGTACATCTGAATCACTCCTTATCAAAGATATCGGTATACTTCGTGAACAGCTTGCCGTTATGGAAGTAGGTATTGTAATCGCACTGTGTCACATACCACCATCGCTTCTGATGACCAGCCAACAGAAAATCGTGCAGATGATAGGTTTCCTTATAGTGCTCATCCACCCGCTGACGGAAGGTGAGCTCGTCGATCTCGTTTGACGTTTCGACATAATCAGCGATTCCATTGATTTCGTCCTCAGTCATATCATCGTCCACAACAAAGACCACACGAACGATTTCACCGCCAACACGATGAATCTTGTCCAGTTCGTCCATATGATGCAGATGATAAACAACCCGATCGAATCTTTCAAACGGGAAAAGCATGATGTCTGGATCATTCTTAACATCATAATAACTGGTGTGCAATTCAGTCTGACGACCAAGCTTTCTGCAAGTATCGAAAAAGTGTGCCCACCACTTCTGATGATGAGACCACTGCCATAATGGATCACCGCCGCCTGATACGGACACCCAGTTGCAATCAGCACAATCATTATAAAGGGCGCTCCATAATTCATCACGAGAAGAATACTCCCCTGTCGGCGTCATCTTGAGCTTGTTATTGCGGACGATACACTCAGGACAGCTGTAGTGACACCCGAAGTTCGTGATGATACTAAGATACTTATCAGCCATTTTTGATTACCTCTTTTTAATTTGTGAATATTCGTACACATTTGGTGGGACGTGAGGGATTCGAACCCCCGTGAGGAATCAACCTCATCACCCGGTTATGAGCCAGGAGCTTTAACCAACTAAGCTAACGTCCCAGAGAGAAGGATTTAACCATGTGACGGCATCGGCGAGGAGCAAGCGGCTTACAAAGTTTGCGCAATACTCAGTCGCGTCAGCGGATACAACACATAAGCGAATTGGTCTCTTATGGTGCCCATCCTCAAAGGCTGCCCTTTAAATCACTCTCCGCCAGTCTGGGCACCGACTAGGCTAGACCACAACTCAGGTCATCCAATAGCCTACTCATATTGTCACCAGACCATCACTCCACGAGGAGCTACCTCGTCGCAGTCTGTTCGCATATTTTCGGATATAAGCGTTATGGGTGTGTCAGAGGGGGAGTATGATCACCCACGGTGGAATTGCGCCACCCCAGCAGCTTTGTACTACACTACGCCGCTGCATCGAACCTAGCTGGAGCCCAACAGAATCGAACTGTTGTACGACCATCAGCTCCATATTAAAGCAGGATTATCGTACCTGCCCGGCATTTTCAGCCACGAGCGAAGAAAAAGGAAAAGTGAAAGAGAAAAAACTTCGCTTTTTTGCACAGGGAGAAAGGATAAAGCCCTATGCTATGGTCCAAGTGACAGGTTACGATCCTGCTGCCTCATGCTCCCAAAGCACGCGCTCTGCCAATTGAGCTACACCTGGTTATATGCCGGTCTTTCCCGGCTGCCAGCCTCAAAGGCTAATGGAGGAAGTAGATAGCTTAGATAGCTGCCGCCACGATCTTTGCAGCCTCCTTAAACACTTTCATGTTCTTATCAGAATTCTGGAAAATATCAGGAGTAGACTTAGGCGGCTTATTGTGAGAACGTACATACGCTTTACGCATTCGGTCCATCTTTGCAGTGCCGATCGCGTCATAGATCTTTGCATAGGTAACCCAATACCCAAGCGTCTTATCGCCCAGCTTTTTTGCAATGGGTTCAACGATCGGAAGCGTGATACTCGGCTTGTAGTAATAATACTTCTTTTTCGGCTCTTCAACCGCAGGAGCTTCAGCCGCCGGTGTTTCAATCTCGACTGCGTGAGCCTCGGCCACAACGACCGGTGCGGGTTCTTCAGCAACGACCTCGGGAGCAGGTTCTACTCTGTGGCGAGTAGGAATCATATCAGCAGGGATCATAGGCGGCTTCTTGGTGAGTGCCGACTTAATCCCCTTTCGGACCTCAGCGTCATGCTTTTCGTTATCATACCGATCCTTCATGATCGACATAAAGATCGACTTCCACGTTTCGCTGTCCTCAATGATATCCAAGCCGCTGAGGTTCTTGATGTCACCCATGTAGCCGACCCGCTCAACATACGCCTTGCGTTCGTCTTTGAAATACCAGCCATAGTTGCGGCCGATATAATCATAAGCCTGTTTCAGAACCGCATTCAGCGTTAGACCAGTCATGCGAGCGATGGAGTTGCCGAGCTTGTAGATCTCAGTCCGCCATTCGCTGCGTCCTTTGTATGTAGTGGTGTGGGTTTCCTTTGCGGCAGTTGTGGCGGTCTGCTCAGGCTGCTTCTGCGGCTGACCCATCGAGATAAGCTTTCGTTCCAGCTGCTTACAGACGAACAACACATTGTCGAGAGCGTTGCGGTCCTGCTGACGGGCGGCTTCGAGAGCGTCCATCTTAGAAAGAATCTCCGCCAGCGCCTGAGTCATCTTGTCGAATCGCTCCTGCCGCTTGAGCTCAGTCTGATTGGCATTCAGCGATACGGTTTCACCCCGCATCAGAGCGGCGATCACATCCCAGCAGAAATCAATGAAAGCATTCGCTTTGGGTTGAGTGCTGTAACGGCAGATCTCCATGACACCACGCATATTATATACGTAGGTCTGCTGTTTTCCACCAGGGGTAATCAAATTGATTAACCCTGAAAGCGGGTCGAGACGAGCCGCATTGCGCTTGTGAATCGTTCCAATCGAAATTGAAGGATTCTTATATCCCAACGCCGTGCCAATCTGCTCACGGGTCATATAGAAATCATCCTGAGCTCTGGTGTGATCGACCGCCGGATTCTCATAGACCTGAATCTCCATGTCGCCGAACTGCTTGGTGGTGGCTACTTGCATTACTACATTCGCATTCATTTTTTACCTCATCCTTTTCGTTTGGTATTGTAAAGTGTGTTTCGCTTGAAACAAGTATTACACAAAAACGTATCGTTGTCAATTGGAAAATATTCACAAATGACAGCATTACATTTTGTTTGTATTTGTTGCTCTTATCACAACCTTCATTATTATAATATAGGCGATTTGTGATCTAAATCTGTCTGAAGCCACTAGCTGGAGATGGTGATCTTTCATGAACCAGGGGTTGTGGCCCAAATGTGGTTGTTGGATGCGTCGGTTGAGGTGTTATAAGGCTCTTTCAACCCCCTGATGACACCGTTTGGTGTGGCCGGCGATGTCTGGTGCCTGCAGTCGACGCGTCTTCCGCCTTCCTCGGGGGTGCCCCCTCGGTCTAACAATTCGTTCCGTTCGGCTTGGCCTGAACGTGCTATCATGGTAAAACCAGATAACAATTCATCACAAATCTGCTCGTAAAATACGAGATTCCTCACATGGGAGGACCGGTTTTCAACATAGTTTTCAACTCACTTTCTTATTTAATTATGTACTTTTGTTTCAAATTGAGATCTAAATATCTGTGGAGTCCTGTGCCTCGCATGCGATCGCTGCAGCCCGGCAGCAAGTAGATGAGCTGCGGATGAGCTGCGAGCGCGTTTTGGATTTCGGAGTGACGCATTATCGCTGTATTCCATTCTGGCACGACCGTGAGTTCCTCCCGGTAGGGTTACCTGATGAGCTCGTCGGTCCTCCAGTGGCAGCCACGGGGTGGGGTATCTCACTCTAACAATTCGTTCCGTTTGGCTTGGCCTAAACGTGCAAACCTTTCGACTTGCTATTCATCTCAATCTGTTTCGCGGCGACTCTGCTTGCGCTATGCGGAATCGTCGAAGGGCATTGCGTTCATCTTATTCACCTCCTGATTCAAACCTTGCTGTTTTCTCTAATAGAATTACAAGGCAAAAACACCTAACACATCTCAGTAGAGTAATTTCATTACCGAACCATGATGTATGTTTAGAATACAGTAAAACTCTTTATGAATTCGGCTGAGAATTGATGCTGGCCTTATTCTGTCGAGCCGCTTGTACCTTTTTCATTCGCTCACGAAGTTCTGCACGCTGTTCATCGGTCAGTTCGCGAGGCGCTGTCGGCGTTCCGAATCGAACCAGCTTACGCGGCACCGAATACCACTTGCACAGGATCAACCCGTCTTTCGTGCGATGGATCTTAGTGAGCTTGTACTCGTCAGGATGCTTCTCGCACATGGCATCAAGCTTGCGCCAGTAAACAGGATCGTTGGTGCACACATCGGCCGTCTTATCCAGAGCTCCAATGGTGATGATGGTCTCCTGTTCAGCCCGGGACATCGAAACGCCGCCATGCTCAGGAATGGCTTTCATTATGATTTCTTCCACGATTTATCGCTCCTTTCTTCTACCGCACTCACTCATACCACCACATCGTGACGACATTGACATAGGCGGTTTGATACTTGACACCGTTGATTTCAATCGTAACGACCTGGTTGCCGTAGTAGCAGGATTCATACTCTCCTTCAGTCAACAGCGTGCCATCAGGGTTGTAGATCTTGGCATACTTGACCCGGTTAAGATTTTCGTCCGGCTCAGATTTTCCGCCGCATCCAGTCAGCATCAGAGCAGCAGCCAGTACAGTCGCCGTGATGAGTTTTCGGAATCGCATAAAGTTTCCTCCTTTCCTTCTCCTTGATGGTTCTTCTTCCTTTCTCTCACACTCTCTATCTATTATCTCCTATAATCCTCTTCTTTTTCTCTTTCAAATTTATTCTCGCCGCATCTCGCTTATCGCTCGTCTCGGCTTCGAATCGGTTTGTTTACCAGCGATTGCGTAATTGAGTTCGAGTTCGAAATAGAAATGAATTATTGTTGCAAGCGAAAGAATGAATCAGTGATAAAGTTTTCAACAATTTGAACAAGTAAGTTTTCAACAATTTTGTAGCATCACTCGTTCTTTAGTGACTTAATTCGGAATCTCAGCAACGACCTGAATCATCTTGATTGAAGTCGGAATGAAGATTCGTCCTTGCAGCATGTTCATAAAGGTAAGCGTCTGAAGCAGATCGAACCAGTGCGAACTCTGTTCAGCAGGTGCCGCATTCAAATCAGCGATCAGGCTCTCCACAACCTTATCGTCAAGGAAATCGAGCTGCGTACATGCTTCGCCGCGCTCATAGCTGGTTCCGATCTTAACTTTTGCATCGTATGTAATCTGTACTGACTTCATACTGTTACGCTCCTTTCTATTATACAACCGTTTGGCGTTTTGCTCAACAACTAACAGGCGTTGATTAGTCGCCATTTTCTTCTGCGTCAACGATCTCGACACTCTCGATGGAGTTCGGCACGTACATACGTTTTCTGACGCGCTCCACTGATTCGAGGTAGGCTTCGAAATGGATAAGTGCCGTCTGCTCTTCTTTCGACCGTTTCTTACGTTCTGTCTTGACAGCGGCACACAAGTCGTTGGCTACGTCTTCAGGAATCGGATCGAAATAGACAGTCGCGTTTTCATAATCGAGCCCGTTCTTTGTTTCAGTGGCTGCACGATAGGTAACTTTGATCGTATACAAATTAACACTCCTTTTATTGCGCCGCTCGTTCACACAGAATCGCGGCCGCTTCTTTCAGAACGCAGACTCGTTCAGCTTGGCTTGTACATGTAACATGGTGTTGATAGCAAAGATCTTTAATTCCATTCGCAGCATCGTCCCAGATTCTTAAAGAGGTATTGTTAAGATGACGATCTTGTTGATATTTCGGAATCAAGTAGTCGAGTTCGAACGGGATGTGCTTTTTAATTACATCTAACCCTCCAAGATGATTGATATAACGAATGTTGAGTTCGCGGAACGTAAGCCGCTTATCGGTTTCGTTGTCAATATCACAAAAATGAACACCGACTGCTTCATTGAATGTCATCTGGCAAAACCTCCTCTCCCGTTATTCTTCGAGTGTGATATCATCGTGACCAGCGTCTTCAAGCGGTTCATCTGTTGCCAACGCAATAATTTCGTCAATGTTGTTTTCGATCAGATACTTCCAATCTTCCATACGCTGATTGATAATCTCCGTCGCCTGAATAATGACCGCATCCGGCGTGATACGCTCACAGTTGCATTTCAGAGCCAGGATCAAGTCATCGAATGTGACAGGATCAAGAATCGTATCGCTGGGAATCATGTCCTTACCGAGTTTCCAGTCAGCCATAATCAGAACCTCCTGAACTGCACGAACTCGCCATCAGCGTAGCAAGGAGAGTAACACTGAATTCTTGTACCGTATCGCTCAAGGAATGCGTTTACAAAAACAGGTTCGCCCTGAAGAATTACAGCTTCCGGTTTCATGGTCATAACTGTATCAGCCGTATCCCATGCAAGAACTCTGACTCGGACAGAGGAATCAGTCGGCACGATAATAGGTAGCGCACAATCATGAAGAGTGCCATCTGTACACAGCTTGCGAGCTGCATCGAGCTGGGCATTGGACCATTGGGCGATAGAAAGTTCAGTCATATTAAGAACCATTGCTACGCAACTCCTTTCAAATCAGGTCACGAATAATCATTTCTGCGAAACGTTCGTACTGTTTGTTTTCTGCATCCTTCCAGCGATAAAGTACATACGGAACCGCTGCTTCTTCATCGATCAGCACATCGTAATTACTTGGGTACTGAGTTGCTTCCTTATAAATGGCACGAAGGACATCAAGGGCACCCTCAGAATTCTTATGTACAGACTGGATGCTGTGACTGTATTCAGTCCAAGAGAACTTATCGTTCTGCATGTAATAACAATTCTCAACGATATATACGGGTACATTCATAGGTGTGTGGCTCCTTTCATTCCATTTCGATCGTGACACTGTTATATTCAGGGGTTCGATACATCACATTAGCTTCCCACTTCTTGGCACAATCGTAACTGGCGAATGCACGGCGAACCACCTTGAGCGGGATTTTGCCATTATTGTCGGCATAGAATGTGATCTTGTAATGCTGGAGCTGATAGCCAGCGTCTGCATAATCGCCCATATTCGGCGGCCTCCTCGTAATGCTTATTTCACTTCTCTCGATTCGATCTGAACAATACGCTCAATCTCATCATCATACCAGTTTTTCCAACGATAACGAAGATTGCGTCCATTGGCATCGAACACGACGTCATAACACTCCGGGTCTGCACTCACCGATTTTGCCATTTCGGTCAACATTTTCATAGCACACTCGAGACTGCTATAGACATCCCCATTGTAATGACTGAACATCATCCACGACTGTCCCTTAACTCGCTTGGAATAGAAATTATCTAAGATATGTACCGTCATTGTTACAACTTCCCCCTATTTGTTTTACTACGCATGTAGTGGATGTGGTTACGTCTGCCTCGGTACCACCAGTCGCCCGACATGTGCAGAGTTTCGCAGTTTGTTGCCCCGATTTTTACCAGAGTGCCGCTGCAAAGCGTTTATTATATATCACATCAAAACTTCGTAGATTATATCATCTGCGGTTCTGTCTTTGATGCGATTGGAAATCATTGTATGTAGGTTATTTTTACCAGTAGTGCGCCGCTTATGTGCGCCGCCTGTGCCACCGGATTATTTCTCTGCCACGCTCGACTGTGCGCCACTCACTTTTGCAGCACCGACCTGCTTCGGGGTTGGCACCTTGAACCGAACCATAATGGTGGCGGGACGGGCATCGGGAATCTGATTGGTGCGGACCTTATAAAGCTCTCGGTCTTTCATCTTCTTCACCAACTCCCGCGTGGCTTCCTTGGACAGCGGCTCGACCAGGGGCTTCTCTTCCACCTTGGTGATGGTGGCATCGAAATTCGCAACACGGAAACAGCCCTGCTTGTGAGTCTGAAGACGCGGAATTTCAACCGGCTCCAGGTAATCCATATTCAGATTCAACCTGCACACTTCTTTCTCAGTGAACAGTTCATCTGCGATATAAATCGACCACTTCTCTTCGCGGTCCCGCCTCTTTCCCATATACATGGGCTTGTTGTTGGCTTCCTTTTTGGTACGATAGTACAGCATTTTTATTACCTCTTTCACTTTTTTTGCGTTTATGTATTACTGCGTGCCGCTTAGACGACTACAGCAATCAACAGAGTCAGGGCGATCGAGATGAGGAAAAAATCGCGAATCGTTTCCGTCATTTTGATCGGATCTACGGTATCAAACCAGCGTGCCAGGGTGTCGATGACCTGATTGTAGCGGCGGAAACATCCCAGATAATACAGGCCGGTTCCGATTTGCTGGAGTGCGCCCACCAGAAGCAACATGGCGGCGAACACCCAGACGATAGGATGCTCAGACAATCAAATCACCTTCCCTCACTGTGAATGGCGGAGTCAGAATGTGAAACTGCAATTCGATTTGAACACGCGGCCGGAGTCTGCTATAGGGCAGGAAATACGGATCAGCCAATTCGATGCGGCGCTTATGACGGCGCTCTTGCATCCAGGTGGAATCCGTGTCACTAAGGTATGTTGCGAACATAATTCATATTGCTCCTTTCTTACTACGTTTTTGTGCTGCGCTGTGGCGCTTCTTACGGCTGCTGCGGCGTTTATACCCTTGTAAATTCGTCCAGATAATAACGAGAGCCATGCATAATGAAGTACGCATGGCCCTTGTTCGTCTGATAGATTTTGTGGCGGCCAGCCTGCTTGCGGCGCTCGCCATTGTTGATTGCGACTTCGACACACGCCTCTTCAATCGCTGTGATTTCAAGCCCGCCCCAGTTGTTGAGCGGATACACGGCGATCGCGTGTTTCTCTGGGGAAAAAACGTCTCTCATAATTCAACCTCGCTTTCTTGCTGAATAGAGATTTTGTCAGCGGAATCATATCAGGACTTTCAAACACGATAAATCCGCCCCGATTATTGATAGATGCAACCAGCAGACCATATTTTTCAATGATGAGCCAGTTCAGGCTGTTGGGATTGTACGGCCGAAATGGTTTCGCATCAGGAAATCCCGCCCTCGCATCACTGAAAAACTGCGGGGTCAACTCTTTCGTATCCAAATTTACGACACGAATCGGCGTGAGGGTTCCGCTTTCTGGGTCCAGCACAACGGCGCACAATCTGTCATGCATCTGATAGATCTCTGACAAAATCATTAGAAAGTGTCCTCCTCTTCCCAGTCGGCTTACAGCTTGCCACTCAAAATGCCCATCACAGGGATACGCTGACCTTCGCTCTGTTCGTACACATGAGCTTCGGTTGCGTGGTGATTGTGAACTTCTCGCTTGGCGACCTCAAAGTTCTTCTCAGCCTCGGCGTAACTCTTAAAGGGGTATTCCATTTCGCCCATGATGGGATTATTCCATTTGATGACGAGAACGTAGGAAGCTTCTTTGATGGCCTGTTCATAGCGCTGTGCCTCGGCGGACTGCTGTTCCTTGGCGACGATTTTCTTAGCCAGATTTCTCAGCTCTGCAATCACATCGGCATTCAGACGCTGCTTGGCTTCCTCGGCGCGGATCATTTCGGCGATCGCATTCACATCTGCCTTTGCTTCCTCAGCCATCTTACGAGCCAGGCTTTCAGCGCGGCGACCCGCATACTGAGTGGCAATCTTGTCATAGCGCCATGCCCAGTCGATGGCGGAATTGTAGGCGTACTGAAGCAATTTCATGTTGTTCATTTTTGTTTTACCTCTCTTTTTGTTTTATCAATTGGCAGCAAATGCCATTTCAATCTTCCTCAGCGGCACAGTCGCACCACAGAATATCTTCGATGATATCATCGAAGTTGTCATCCGGCGTGCCATTGCAATTCATAATCAGAATCACACTCTGATTTACGGGCGGAACATCGTTAAGGTTGTCCATTTCATAGGCATATCCCCACACTTCGCCATTGCAATCTTCAATCATGCAGTACAGGAGCTGGATATTGTTCCCGTCAAGATCTTCACATTCAATGATGGGTTCCTGAACAACGGTTCCGCTCAAGATGTAGCGGCCACCGGCATTGGGTTTCACAACGGAGTTTCCGGCGGCGCTTGCAGTGGGAACCGGCAGAGCAAAGATTGCGGCCATCAGAAAGACAGCGGCGACTGTTACTGCCATGGACTTCAGCGATTTCAGAATGGATTTCATAACGATATACCTCTTTCTTTTTTGTGGTTTAGATTCGAACAGCGACGCTTGCTGCGGCTGCATCGCTTAGTGACAGCGGCGCTTAGTGGTGCCGTTCTGCCCGGCGAAAACATCATGCCAGATAGACTGCGCTACGATTGCCAGAGCGACACCAACGATGATGCCGCAAGCGAAAATGAATTCAACACTAAAATAATCCATGATGATTCTCCTTTTCGTTTGATACTCAAATCTGGTTTACGGTTTCGATGACATAATCATCGTAATTATTGCCGAACGTAACGTATGCGTCCGGGCTGCACTTGGACAGGGCTTCCATCAGCTCTGCAACAGTCATGCTCGTGGTTTTGTGCTCGATGATATCAAGCAGAGCGTAACCGGCGTGGTTTTCGCCGTTGATTCTGACGAATTTCATTTTGCTAAGCTCCTTTCAATTTTTTTTGTTGTGGTTACGGTTACGTCTGCCCTGGTACCGTAAATCGCCCAGCATTTTGGACAAGGAAAAGAGGTAAAAAGAAAACGCCGAACGAATTCGCTCCGATACCGCCAGAGGAATTCGTCGACGTTTTGGCATAAGAAAAAGCCCTACGAGCTGTGATACTCATAGGGCTTGCGTTTGGAATCCGGATTTATTTTACTTCGATATAGAAATTCTCGATAACCATTGTAATAGAAACGCCATCGTATTTGTTTGCTGAAAACGTTATTCCGTTTATATTTTCAGAACAAATTTCGTCAAACTTCTTTTGTTCCTCTTTTGAAAACGAAATGCCATCTTCATCTGTCGCAATGTAATACGTTTCAAAACCAAACCAAGGACTTGATTCGTTCCCCATAGCTAGTTTTATCAAGTATGGTTGACATTCAATTCCTACAGATTTGCATTTTTGAATATGCTCATCTGATTTCGTTTTGAAAAAAGCATTCAATTTCATAATGGTTTGTATGGCTTTCGGATTCACCATAAAGGATTTACCGTTAGCGCACACTTTTTCGAGCTTTCCTATATCTTGGAGCCATTTACAGAAATCATCATTCTGCTTTTCGATCCAATCCATAACATAGTACCCCTTTCATTGGACTTGGGTTTCGTTGGGGTTATTATATCATGGATTCATCTTGGATTCCAGTTCAGATTTGTTGGTTATCCACCCTCGCCGCGTGGAGGCTCTGATATTGAGGGCAAAGCAGTTTAACGTCATGCTCGGGACACTAGTTATTATTTTTGATTTCATACCAGGCAGGCTCTCCTTTTCGATTTCATTTTGCGATTGCATTTAGAATGCGAAATTGAACGAGCTTTCCAGATTGAACTGACCATTTTTATTGGAGAAAAATCTTGCTGTCAAGATTCGCTTGGTTCTGGGCCAGTCCGAGTGCTTGTTGGCAACCATGGTTTTAACGTCTTTCATTGCGTTCTTGAAACCGGTTGCATCCAGCTCATAATAAAGGGTTTCATACTGATCGGTTTCCTTGTTGTGTACTTTTGCTTCCAGAACAAAAGGCGCTTTGAATCCGACTTCATCAATGGTTTCGTTCGTCACGATGGGATGAGGATACGTCCAGAATGTGCTTTCATCTGGAGTGGTTTCGCATGGCTTTTCGCCCCAAAGAACCTCTTCCGTTCCGTTGTAGTTCACGGCAGTCACAGCGGCCACACGGTCTGGCATGTCACACGCTTTGAAAGCGGTTTTCATGTCCTCAGTGGGGAGTATGACACCATCATCGAAATAGATATTGAACTTCATACAGCTTTTATCCTTTCTTTCGCACTACTTGTGTTCATTTCTGTAATGCGACCGGGACCCCGAAGGGCCCCACGCACTGAGCCTAACGCCTTTTTATAGCCGCTCAGTCGGCTTTTGTAACGATTGTGATTACTTGCCAAAGCTGAAGGTGTAGTCGGCATGATAATCATGTTCGCCCTTTTCATCAACATGGCTTGCGATGTTCCACATCATGTTCATGATTGCTTGAGTCATTTCCGTTCCGCCCATCACATGAGTGTCACGAGCGTTCTTACCAGCTCCGGACTTACGGTTCATAATGAACTTAAGCTCATGGCTGGTTGCCTTGATGGCATTAACGGTTTCGCCTTTCTTGTTTTCAACAGGAATCATCAGAATGGCATCGAAAATGCTCTGGATATCAGTGATGAGGTCATTGTTGCTTACAGTTGCGCCGGTCTTCATCTTTTCAACAGACTTCAGGACGAGCTGCCCGCTTTCCTTCTTTTCAGCATACGCCTCATTAAACTCTTTCTGCTCTTCGGCGCTCATGGTATGCTCTGCCATGGTGTCCATGCTGATTACACGGGCAAACTCATTGCAGGCGAAGGGCCAGCTTGCGTTATTGAACTTTGCGGTCGTAAAGCGGGTAAATTCAATGAGATTCAGAACGTTGCGCTTATCAACGGTTGTATCATTGATTTCAACACCAATCATGCCAGTGTCGCGATCAACGACTTCTTTCACACGCTTACACTTGAGATAGCCGTATTCGACGGCCGCTTTCATGGGGTTTTCGCTTTCAGCCAGCTCAGCGTAAACGGCCATCTTGTACGAACCATTGTAGCCAGCCAATGCCAGGTTGACACGTCCCAGCTTATCCTTGATTGCGTCGTAGTCTTTCGTGTTGACTACAGCCTTGTACTCATCGACAGCCAGCTCCAGAGCCAGCAGCTTGCGACTTGCGTCAGCCTTCCACTCTTCAGCGGTCTGAGGAGCTTTCGTTTCGACTTTGGTCTCAGTTTCGGGCGTGGTGTTCATAGTAGTAGTGGTTTCCATAAGTTTTACCTCTCGTTTGATATGTTTTGCGCCACCTTGCAGAATCGAACTGCAATCATTTGAACCACTTCGGTGGCATATAAAAAGCCCTCTGACGTTGCCGCCGGAGGGCTATATATCAAACAAGGCCAGCTTGTGCCAGTCTTATGTAATATCGCTAAAATCACCACACAATCAATTTCGATATCATCTCAATCATTGCTTGCGAATACTCTGAATCATAGTCCCGGAGGGGCTATGGAGTAACGATTTTCATTGACGGAGCCAATTCAATCAATCACTTGCGTTGATTTTAACTCTATCTCCATTCATTGTGTTTGCAGTACGCTCTCTTTCACCTTCAATACCTATATCATCTCTGATATTCTGGCCGCAGGTGGAGTTAGATGCCCCCAGTCAGGGCTTGCGTTTAGGCTTGCATTCCTGTTGGAGCTTACGATTACATCCATTGGTAGCCGTTTTTCAGGTCACTTTCATGGTGCCATTTCCTGCATCACATAGTCGGTCGCTTTCACATTCTCGCAACTTTTGCGAATGTGTTCATGTGGGCGGCGATTCCCGACACCAACGGCCCATAATTTCTTATAGGCCAACATCGTCCAGCGCATTATAGGATTCACTGGACTTTCCTGTTCTGGGCATCCGTTCCGTTTTGTCCGGTGCTGTTGAACTTGTTGCCGCCGCTGTTGTGCGGCGTTTCTGTTGTTACCCCGTGGGGAACGGCGTTTGTAACAAGTTTTGAAAATTTTCTTTTGGAATTTTTTCGGCGCTTGTTGTTGTGCCGTGTTCCCGTGTCGCTGTTGTGCGGCGGGGTTTGTTGTCGTGCGGCGTTTGTTGTTGTGCCGTGCGGCGTTTATACCCCGTGGGGAAACACGTTTGTAACAAAATCAGAAAAAATTTTTTGAAAAAATTTTCGGCGCTTTATTATATGTGTATTTTTTTGGCGATACCACGTTGAAAAGTGTGCATTGTGGGGCGGCTGTAAAGCCCTATAAAGCGTGGAAAGGCGGCTGGAATGGTAGGATATAGGGCAAAAGAAAAAGCCGCATAAAGCCACAAAGCGGGCGATATACGGCGGGCAAAAGAAAAGCCGCCCACGGCGGGCGGCTGGAGATTCTTATTTGATACGGGCGGCGATTGCGTCCAGATATGCGGCACACTGTACATTGTCCCGGTATCCATCAGCGGCGGCAATATCAGCACGGGCGGCGGCAATGAGACGAGATACCCGCATTTTATACCACCTTTCGGCGGGGTACAGCTGAGCAAGGCGGGCGGCTGTTTGTTCCATGGTATACCCGTCAATGATACAGGCAACGGCGGCACGGGCACGGGCATCCTGTACCACGCTGAGGATATCGGCACGGGCGGCGGTATAGTGTTCATCATATACGGCGGCATTGTCTACCGCTTTGAAAAGGGCGGCATTTTCGGCGCTTTGCACGTTTTTTGCACGGCGGGCGGCCCCGTCAATATCGGCGGCGTGGACGTTGCCGCCGTGGTCAACACTTCCGATATAGGTACGGGCGGCACTGCTCATTACAATTACAAGGTTGCGGCGGCGGTATTTTTTCAGCTGTTCTTTTGCGTCCCGGTACGGGGCAAAGTCCATCAAACGGGCATACCCCGCACGGCGGGCGGCATCTTTTGCGGCATCAACAGCGGCACGGGCGGCGGTCAAGTCGTTCTTTTCGGCGTTGTTGCGGGCAATTAGGGTGTTGATTAAGTCGTCACAATCAATATTTTCGGGCGCTTTACCGCCGTTTTTTACAGTCCAGCGGGCAAATTGTGTAAGTAACTCATATCCGGCAATATAGGCGGCGCTCTTGATATCGGCAAAGTCAGAAATAGTCGTATTATCGCACTTTTCAGCGGCGGCAATACTGTCCTTTATGGACTGCAAAGCGGCCTTTTCAGCGGCGGTATTTTCGGCGATATAGCGGGTTTTGACGTGTCCGGTCAAGCCCAAAATTTTCGCGTCTCTTTTAGCAAGGGTTTGGGCGGCATCCAGTGCGGCGGCGGCATCCTCATATTGTGTAGCAAGGTTTTCCATATTTTGGGCGGCTGTATTCCGCTTTGCATCCCGCACGTTATCCCATTGCAAGGTCAAAAAACGGGGGGCGGCACTGTCCTCAAAGCGGCGTTTAACCACGTTGCACGCAACGGCACCCGCCAAACCCATTAAGGGCGATACAGCCCCGGCGTGCATGGTATGTTGTGCCGCATAGCTGGACTTATACAAGGGTGCGGGGGCCGCTGTTGGGGCGGCGGCTTAATACCGGGATGATACGATACAGGCACACTTTCAGCTGTACCGCCCGTATAAGGCACGGCGGGGCGGCGGTATGCGGGGGCATTATCCACGGGGGCAAGGTATGCGGGGCCGTCGGGCTGGATATAACGGTATCCCTCAACGGTACGGGTCAAAACGGGGCGGGGGTAGACACGGGCAACAGCAACGGCGGCGGCGTGCCGGGTGAAACGTCCTGTAATATCATCAGTAATGAGCATAGCGGCAATGCGTGCGGCGGGGGTAATAGGGGTAATGAGCACGGCGGCGGGGGCGGTATGAGTGGCGGCAATACGGGCGGCACGCTGGACACGGGCGGCGGCACGGCGGGCAATGCGGCGATTGCGGGCGGCGATACGGGCAGAAGTAGAACGGCGAACAGTTGCGGGGGCGCTGGTTTTTTCGGTCAAATACAGCATGATAAAACCTCATTTCTAAAAAAGTGTGATACCAGCCCACCACGGCGGCGGGCCTGTCTATATAGTACAGCAACAAAAACACACGGTAACAAGACACAACAAAAAACAGCAAAGAAATTTTCAAGCACAACAGGCAGTTGTAAAAATCCAGGCAGAATTCCAGATTTCCAGCATTCGAATACCACCTAATAACGGAAGGTAGCATTCACCGAAAACCCGCATGATTCCTAGACTTTTCAGGCCATACCGGGGGGATGTTAAAAATTGGAAAGGGGGTCGAGTTTGGGTCGTGCGTACCAGTTATTCCATCTCCCCAGTCCGTCTCAAATCACCCGGTTTTCACACCTCGCCCGCCCCTCACTCGCCTCCTCAACGCAACAATCATCCATCTACATTCGCCCCTAATTCGCAGTCGCCAGCGTCTCAAATCACCTGTTGATCACCCATAAATCACCAGTCACCTTCCCTATCTGCGCACCCGTAAAACACCCATATTTAACCCCCGATTTCGTCTCCGGTAAGTAACGTATTATCGTTATAAAATGCTCTGCACCAATCGTGATTTTCATCCCAATTTTCACGCAGTTGTGCCTTGATCGCCGTGTAACAGCGCCCTAAAAGCGCCGTAGAAACGCTTAAAATGCATTATTTTTGCTCATTTTTGCTTAATTTTAATAGTTTTTCTGCCATTTTTACTATATTTTATTTATTATTACAACAGATTATTTTATTCCGGTATTTTGCACAAAACTATTGCTTTTACAGCGCCATGGGTGTATAATAAGGTATAAAGAAAAAGCCCGCAGTTCTCTCCACAGCTGCGAGCTTATATTTTCAGTAGTCAATCACACTTTACAATATCATTATCAAAGGAGGATAACCCGTTAATGAAGTTTTATGACACCTCCGCGCTTCTTGATTTGGGAGTTGCCGCCTTCGAACCTGCCAGTGCAACAGCTTCTGGTGCAACAGAGCCGTTTCTGATTGCCGATATGACACTGCACGAGCTGGAAGAGATCAAGACAAGCGGCAAAAAGAGCGAAGAAATCCGCTATAAGGCCCGTACTGTAACCCGCCTGTTGGCCGAGCATCACGACGACAACACCTTTATGGTAGTAGCAGTCCCCATGTCTTCCCTGTTCTACATTCTCGATGGCAAACCGATCAGTGATAACAACGACGCGACGATCATGGCAACCGCCCGTTGGTATCTGGACGAAATGAAGCGCAATCTGAATGACGCGATTGAAGCCGGGCTTCCGGAAGCACAGCGACATATCCAGGCCAACATTGATTCTTTCAAGTTCGTCACAAGCGACCTAAGTTGTGCCAATATCGCCAGCGGCATTCTTTATCTGCCGATCGAATTCACCTATCCCGACGCAGCAGCAAGCGCCAACAATAATTACACTGGCTAGACCGAAGTCACTCTTGATGAAGGCGGCGAGGAAGCCATGGCGATGGCATATCAGACCCACGATGAAGGCTATATATATCAGAATCTGTTTGACACTCCAGTGAATGGCTATCTGATTGTTCGTGATCCAGATACAGTAGACGATGATACGCCGGCAGGCAATGCGGTAGGCTGGCTACGATGGAATGGCAAAAAATATGTACCACTCAAATACAAAAAGATCAGTAATCGCTTCACTGGCGACGTAAAACCGCTCAATGACCAACAGAAGCTCGCATTTGATATGCTGCAGAACGATGATATCACCGTTAAGATGCTGGCTGGAACATTCGGCAGCGGCAAGACAATGCTCATGGTGTCCTCTGCTATTGATATGATCGAGAAGCACAAAGTTGAAAAGCTGATCTGGATTCGCAATAACATCGAAGTCAAAAATACCAAGGAGCTGGGCGCACTACCCGGCACTCTACTAGAGAAGCTCGGCGCTGCTTCTTTTGCTGGCCCTCTGGCTGATCACTTGGGCGGCGAGGCTGGTTTGGAATACTGGATCAATAATGGACAGGTAGAAGTAGCTCACCTTGGATTTATTCGTGGCCGCGACTACAAGAACGCAATTATTATGGTTTCAGAGGCTGAGAATCTGACCAAAGAGCATGTACAGCTGCTACTCGGCCGTGTTGGTGAGGGATCTATGTTGTGGCTTGATGGCGACCTGAAGCAGACTGACGAGGCCGTGTTTGAAAATAACAGCGGTATGCGTAAGGCAATTCAGTGTCTGGCTGGCAACCCGCACTTTGGATATGTCTACCTGAACAAGACAGAACGCAGCGAGACCGCACAACTGGCTGACCTGTTAGATTAAGGGGCACAGCAGAATGATAGAAGTAAGAATAGACGGCTTACGACCAATGGATTACATCTCTCCTACTGGCGACTGGGACTATGAAGCGATTGACGGTTTAGCGAAAGAGTTGTGTGACCGACTTCGAGAAGCTGAGGCAGAACAGATACTGAAAGAATTCAAAAAATACATAGAAAACCAACATTCTGACAAAATGGTCATATTAAACAAATTGCGAGCTCAATTGAATGATATAGCTACACACCGATATCTGATTACACCATTTAACGGAGGCATAGTAGCATGGGACAGATGAGCAAAGCCAGTGAAGAAAATATCGAATTTGTTCCGTTTTATGTTTTTACTGACGATTAAGGAGTCAGCAGTATATGACAATCGATAAAGTGATAAACAATCTCTATGATGCTCTAAGCAAAAATCAAGATACTATCTGGTTCGATTATCAAGGATTCCGCTGGGAGCTTGGTCATGACCTATCTTTTCACCCACGACATATACTTCACCAAGGAAATTGCCCTGAAGATCGACGTGCAGCTCAATACAGTAGTCCAATCCCATACTATCCAAAATCAGAAAACGAATGTATATGCGAGAGCTTATTATGACAGACAGAATAAATAATTTGATTAACACATATAGAGCCTTAGCAAATGCAGTTAGCGCTAGACTCCACAAGAAAAAGGATCAAGTCAGGACGTTGATATATGGAGCGCAATATCATAACTCAAAAACAGTTTTAGAAGGAGAAGAAATAATGCGTGTTTTATTCGTAAGGCCATCGATCTATGATATGGTGTGCGACTGGTATGAACGCATGGATACTGTGCAAAAGCATCGCAAGGAGACCGCAATCTGTAAATCACCCGAAGATTTTTGGGATATATTCAATAAAGATAAATTCGGCGCACAATACACGACATTCTATTTTGACGATAGGCTGGCGCTGACCGATACTTTTGAATTTTTCAAGGAGATCGCGCGGCTGTATGGTGAAGAGGACGCGAAGTATATTTCAGAGAATAAAATGCGGCGGATCACTGTGAACTATTTGATGAACAACAATCAGTTTGACTTGTTCCAGCAGTTCTCCATCACACCAGAATGTCTGGACGATGTAATCCATGATGCTCTGGCTGATCAACAGTGTGAATGTGTGTGCAGACCGTTATTGTAAAGGAGAGGCAAAATATGGAAAGAATACTAACGCCACGATACGGTGGACGTACATATGCGATCTGCGAATACGCTGTCAAGAACAACTGTAACATCTTGGTGCCGATGGGCGGGACGGCTATATTATGTGCACAGGACTATATCAAGGAAATCGCCAGGAATCTTGATATTCAATATTATGGGTATAGGGTTGATCATCAATGCCTTATAGTAGATTTACAAAGCAGAGCTCGCGGAGAATACAGTATTCACGTGATAACAACTAATTGTCCTCCCGATAATTATCGTGGATTGCACTTAGAGGATAAGCCGCTTGTTGTTGATGATATTGACCGATGCTTTAAGTTCATGTGCTTCCCGAATGTGCGAATCGATGCCTGTTCTTTGATGACATACGATCCGAGCGAGGTTGAGTTTACACCGCCAACTGCGCCTCAAGAAGTGCAGCGGGATGAATGCGTGTGTGACAGCTTGGTATAACAGAGGTGCCAACAATGGATAGATTTGATACGCTGCATGATGATCGCACGCTGCGATGGTGTAAGTACAGATATCCCGATGATGTCAATAGTGGCGAGATTACTTTTGACTGCACGAAAGATGGATTCACATGGACTCTGCCAAGTGATAAACCACTGCGAACCACAAATGAAATCGTATCTTACATTGACGCAAATGGTATCCAGCGTAAAGTTCAAGCAGAAGTAAAATACTATGGAATGGGACACGATCCGTTGTGGACGATTGCAATTCCTGATGTTGTCGAGGCAAAAAACGAATGCGTTTGTGAATCGCTATTATGAGGCACGACATGAACAATCAACTAATGATACCTGATGATAAGATATACATATATCCATCGGATTGGAAGCAACCTGTGCGAATTCAATTTGAAAACGGCTCAAGCATAGACACTGTAAATCATGGCAATTCACATCACACTATTCAATTCGACAAATGGATTGATTATAACACCATAGTTACTGATGAAACTTTACAAAAGTTTATCAAAGACTATGTATCGAAAAATCTTCCAAAAGAAGAATACAGTGTATCTATTCACAATGAGTGTTACTGTGAGAGTCTATTATGAAAAAATATATCAGTGAAGAAGTACAACAACAAGCAGCCCTACAATTACATATCGAAATTGAAAATGATTGTAAAATAGAATTTGATAATTTCAGATTTCAAATAGACGAAGACGATATGACGGTTTGCCGCTATGGAGAACCAGATGAAACGTTTGTAGTTAAAAGGAAAGTAAGACTTTTCTTATTAAATAACGGATTTGAATTCGAAATTGCTGGGCCTTATGCTGAACAGATGTACAGACGATATCTTAAACTGATAAATGGAGATATCAATACAAATAGTGAATATTATTGTGAAAGTCTATTGTAAAGGAGATGAAAATATTGGATGAACAAGAGCTAACTGTAAGAGTTGAAGAAATAGATAATCATTTATTTTCTATGCACGATACAGTAAACCATGCGATTATCAAAGTCGATGAAGCAAATACTCTGTCGCATTTTGCAGTAGAACGTATAGATACTATAAGAGCAACAACAACCTCGTATCAAACTGCGATTGATCAATTACAAACTCGGATCGCAGAACTTGAACATAAAATAGATTTACTAACAGGACCATGTATTTGTGAGCCGCTGATATAAGGAGGAACTATATGAAAGAAAACGACTTTTCAAAACAGGATATTTATGATATTGGATTTGCCGTAGCTGATGCTGTGCGCGATTATGATGTAACTTACGAGAACATCCTTGACGCGATTCAGGTATATGCAGAATAGCAGGAACTGATCGGCAATGCATCGCTTTATGATACGTTGTGGATGGAAGATGGTACGCCTATGTCCCCTTCTTTGACACGATATTTATTCCATGAGATGTACTGCCCAGATGATTATGGTTATGATGAGGAGGACGGCGACGATGAGTGATCGCAAGCGTGATAAGGTATCTAAGAGCAGCTATATGCGTAACGCCCGCAAGCAGCGTATGATCGAGAATCAGTTTTTGCAGGAAGTTGAGAAGGCTCAGGAAAGCGGCGAACGCCAGCGGCAATCAGAGCGGCGGAAGCGGCGTACAATGTGGGACGACGACGAAGACTAAGGAGGTACGCAGTAGTATGAACAAAGAGCCTAAGAAGCCGGGCGGAGAGAATGATACAGAGCGAGACGATATTCAGGAGATCCGCGTTAACTCTATTCCGCTTATGGTGCTTATCGCTGGCGTTTTAAGTTCCGTTGACTTTGTTGATTGGATGTTTACTATCGCAGAAATGCTTGTTGTATTCGTGCTTACATATCAGATTCTAGGACGTGTGCTCTTTACTGCCCTGGTGGTTACGCCCATTTTGGTTGTGTTTATCAGTAAGTGTCTGGCGGCCTACGATGAGATTATGTATGGCGACGATGATATGGGTGGCAGCGATGGCGAAGATGACGGCGATGACCACTTTAATGACCACTGGAATAATTTGATTCATTGAGGAGTGATATTATTTGTTTAGTCCACCATTATATAGCGTACTAAAATTCAACTTGAATTATATCGTTTCTCATAACTATAATTTTAAACTGACGCCAGAAGAGATGGAACAGTATAAGGTCTTACAGGGCGACGATATGTTGTTCAGACAGATTCGACTCATTTCCGATGACTAGAATAAATTCCAGCGCTTTATTATCTTTGTTGATGCAACAGGCGGTCAGAACCACCCTGATGCTATCGATCATTTAGTAGAGCATGGATTCAAATTTAATGGCCAGAAATATCTGTTCTGTGAACGTAGTGCAAGTATGGTCCGTCAGAGTATGTTGAGTTTTGTTGAGCGACATATCTACCCTGAACTCGACCGCCGTGTAAGCATGGAACTGGATTTTTCTGAGACACCAACCGTCCTGAGCAAGTATTATGCTTATCGTGGTTTGATGCTGAGCAGCTGCCACTGCCTGGAGAATTGGTACCCCAAAATGATTGTTGTTCCAGACTATATGACAACGATCAAGAATCAGTGGATCGAGTATCTGGTAGACAAGACTGTGACGTTTAATGACCGCAAAACAGGCAAAGAACGTACCTGGACTCAGAAAGATATCGCCACAAAAACAGTTGACATTGATATCAACGCCTTTGATGGTGCTGGAATCTGCCACCCAAGTATCATGCGCGAATTTGAAAAGCGTATCGGCACTTCTGAACGGATGAACAGCTTGATTCTGCGTGCTCCATATATCAAGGGATGCTTACATGAGATTGATTACGAGCGTTTTTTTGAAGAGAACGGCGTTACAAAAATCAAGGACATTTGGGGCATGGAATATGATGTAACACCTGGCAGCGAACCAATGATTATTATTACTGCTTCAATGTACAAGGGTCTCAAATATTTCAAGAAAACTGGTACCTATTCTGACTGGGAGAGATACTGGGAACTTTTCAAGAAGTACGATAACTGCCTTGGTGTAGCTAAATGGAACTTTACGCTTGAACAAGAACCGCTTTCAACCCGTAGCAACTATCAGGTCATTCAAGATCTACAGCTCGACAATGAGTCTTTTAAGCATCTAGCTGACGACAGCATTACCTGGTATCAGAATATTGTCAAAGGCGACCCGATTTATACATACTGCTTTCTTGGTTTACTTGCTGAGAACAACGACCCGATGAATCATTACATGGCTGCTGCCCTGCGTAACCCAGTGATGGTAAAAGAGCCGGCAATCAAAGATTATATTCACTCGCTGCTTGATAAATATCGCAATGAGATGAAGTGCGGTCGGCTTTGGATGAATGCTACTTTTAAGTTCTGGGCCCCTGACCTTATTGCACTGTTGCAGCACATTGGTGGCCTTCCTGTGACTGGCTGCCTTGAAGACGGTGAGTTCTACAGCTTTGATCGTCGTGGTGTGATGGAGGGAGACCGCTTAATTGAGCGCAATCCACATATCTCTGTTGCCGAGCATGTAAAGGCCAGGGCCGTAGACAACGAATACACCCGCAAATACTGCAGCCATCTTCAGAATGTTGCTATGGTAAATATCAAATCCATCGTGGCATCAAGACTCAATGGTTCTGATTTCGACGGAGACCTGGTTCTAATCATCGATAATCCACTGATGATGAGTGGTGTTCCTGATAATATCCCCATTACACTCGATGTTGAAGATAAGATCACTGCGTTAGCAGAATGTGATATTGTGAAGAACAAAGTCGCCTGCACCATTCGCGGATTGAAGAGTTCTATTGGCGAGATTTCAAACTACGCAACTGCATACCACAATAAGGTTCCGACCATGGAAAAGACCAAGAAGCTCTATCACGATAATATTTCGCTTTTGAGCATCTGCAACGGAAAAGCTATCGATTATGCTAAAACCGGCGTTCTGTATCCGATCCCGCGTAATGTAGCCGCTTATGGTCGTCCCCTACCCTACTTTATGAAGTATGCAGGTCCTTACTACGCACGTTTACATAATCTAAGTAAGGCACATAGCAACATGAACCTGCTTTGCATGAGTCTGGAACGTTGGGAGCGCGGTGTGCGGTGGCGCAGCAAAGAGCCCGCAGGCAGCTTTGATTGGCATATCATGTACGATCCAGAGGTCTCCTATGACCAGGCAGTCTTTGATGAGATTGAAGCCATTTTCTTGGACTTCAACAAATGCCGCAAGGAACAGCTTGAGTTCGAAAAGAAATGCCGCAATTGGCAATTATATCATAAAGAGATTGAAGGTCGTATCACCAAGGAAGAAGCCAAAACCTATGAGACAAACTGGCAGGCGATCTATAACGTATACCGCAACAAGTGCAAGCTGGTGTGTCCCGATGTGAGAGAGTTGGCGAATATTCTTGTGGTGCTCTGCTACGAAAAATATCCCAATAAATTCAAGAAATTCTTATGGCACATGGCTGGGGCTGGTGTGGTCGAAAATATCAAACCGGTTCCTGTTCAGCTGCCAGTTCACGATCCGAACGGCGAGTACGAATACCTTGGCCAGCGATATAGTCTGGCTGAACCGAAAATCCATGAAGCGAGGGTGAAATAATATGGGTTGGTTTAAGAAGAAAACAAAGAAACTGCAGAAAATAACCAAGTGTCCTACCTGTGGCGGCTTGTTGACAAAGCAGACTGGACTGGAGCACGAATTTACTTATAAAAATCAGATGGTTCATGTGCCGGATATCACGGCGATGGTATGCGATGATTGCGGCGAGATGTATTTTGATTATACCGAATTCGAGCGTATTTCAAATTATGTTCACGAAGCAGTTGATGGGAAGGATGAAACAGAATGAGTTATCGGTGTTTTAAAATAACAATCATTACTTTGATAGCTGTAATATGTTTGTGTCTGGGTATTGGGATTTGGGCATCTATTCCGCGCAAAAACAATGTAGGCGATAAAGCTGTTTATAATGGAAGCTCTTTGTACAGTATTTCCAACACGAAACTTATTTACGATGAGAACACAAGAATTATGTATTATTGGCTGCATAGTGGATACATGTCTCCATACTATAACGAACATGGACAACTTTGTCGTTATGTAAATGGCGAGATCATACCGATCGAGTAAGGAGGTATTATAATGAATATAGCTGAGCAGATCCTTTATTGGAAATCAAAACCTTATTCTTTTATTGATACATATTTCGGCTCTTCACTATATTGGTACCAGAAAATTTATCTATGGATGTTTTGTAATAGGAGGTTAAATGGCATATACAACTTTCTACTGCAATGAAAATATGCTGCTTGATCATTGGCAGGACTATCACGAGTCAAATCTGATGCTGCGAAACCTGCTGAAGCGGACCTCCCTCTCTCCTATTGAATGCGCCACGATTTATTATGAGCGGATGAAAAATCCCGAGTCTGTTAGCTATGACCGCAGCCACTTGATCCAGACGTTCAGCAGAGGCCGTAAAAATAATGCACCCATACTTGACGTACATCAAGTTGTGCTTTATCAGAAAGATCTGGACTATATTACAAAGGCACGCCGAAAGTATCATATCAACTACGCACAATTACGTGTCCTGTTTGGGGTGATATTCTTCTGCCGACTGTATGGAAGTGATACCTTTGCCTTGGATACTGAGTTTAAGATGAAACGTTTTGGTGGCTGCTTTGAAGAGCAGACAGAGATCATGTATTGCGCTGGGAAGAACTAGGACGATGGCTATAATACAGTGCGGGGCATGAAAGAGATCTCTGACGACTATCACCTGCTGAACAGAACCGGCACTGACGACATTGGATGCTTATACCAGTACCCAAATTTTGCCCTTGATAAGAATGACACGATTGCGTACACGTTCAATGTGACGCTTGAAAACAATCGGCTGAATCTAAGCGCCATAGTGCGAGAGCTATTTGACCCGAAGGAATGTTATTGCATCGTGTGTGGCGAACAGTATCACTCAGAAAAGCCAAATGCCAGCAGATATTGCAAAGGATGTGCGGCAAAGAAAGAACAGGCACGTCTAGCGAAAAAGAATGCGAATCGAAACAAACGACCGAAATGAACTTTAAGTTCTTAATATATGAAAGTGTGTTGTACATTTCCCTTTCGATTATAAATTACAAAGGAGATTTATTATAATGGTTGAAATTACTAAGCGTGAGGCAGAGTATCTGCGTAAGGTTATTCCCGGTGTCCATATCACTCGTACCGTTCATCACTGGTATGCGGAGGAAATCAAGTCTGTGCTGACTCAGCTGCCTGGCAATCCCGAGGCAGAAGAGGCGCTACGCGAACTGAACCGCACCCAGCGTACCAACACCAATTTTGAGATCTGAGGTGGCGCATGGACGAATTTAAGAAAGCGGACGGCGAGACCTTTGATGAATATATGATGCGGATTGGTGAGGCATGCAGCGAACGTAAGCTGACTTAGAATCAGGCAGCAGTTCTGCTGAATGAAGCAACCGGCTCAGACTATGGCGAATGCAGATACCGCAAGACCTATAAGTCGTGGAAAGATGGTTATGACTACGCTATTGATCACGCCAACGAAGAAACGATCCAGGACGAACTGCAGCGATTGAAGATTGAAAAGATCAAATTACAAGATGAACGCAATGCAGCAAACAAGGTGTATCGCGATGTTGCCCGTGCCGAATCCATCAAGGAGTTAATCCTGAAGAACGTTGCTCCGTATAACCCTGACAATTTTCTGAATGTTGTGCAGTACGAAGACAGCGGTCACGATGTGATTGTGTGTTTGTCTGATTTACATGCTGGCGCGGGTATTGATTCTGCGTGGAATAAGTTCAACAAGGATATCCTAAAGGCTCGGCTTGAGAGTTATGCTGCACAGGTGTTCAATATCGTAGCGCGACATGCAGCCGAAAAGATTCATGTGCTGCTGTTGGGCGACCTGATCAATGGGCATATCCATGTTAATACCCGCGTGCAGAACAATGAAAATAGCATTGAGCAGGTTATGACTGCTGCAGAGCTGGTAAGTAATTTTGTTGCTACACTGTACGAGGTATGCCAGCATATTGACGTGTATTCTGTGAGTGGCAATCATTCACGAGTATTCCCCAGCAAAGAGGATCAGGTAGTAGGCGACGAACTTGAAGCATTGATCCCGTTCTATATGAAGGCACGGCTGCAAAATCTGGCTGGCATTGATGTCAAGACAGAGAAACTCGATCCGACTTTTGGTGGCTTTAAGGCCAGGAATAGTCTTGTGATGTACGCACATGGAGATAAAGACTCCCCTGCTAACGTCGTTGAGCATCTGACACTGATGGTGAAGCAGCCAATCGACATGGTGTTCCTTGGTCACCGCCACACAAACGGCATGACAACGGTGCATGGTACGAAGGTCATTGAGAGCGGCTGCGTTTGTGGCAGCGATTCCTACGCAATTGGACTGCGCAAGAATGATGTGCCGCAACAGGCAGTGGCTGTAATCGATGACAGCGGACTTGAATGTCTGTATGATGTCAAGCTGGAGAAGCCAGCGAAGATAGTAATTTAATAGAGATTTTGATGCCCTGGGCTACGGCCTGGGGCATTTTTATATGTCGCAGGTGACAGCGCCGGTGTGCTGACCAGCCTCATAAGCTGTGTTTGGATGCGTTCGACTCGCATACCTGTACCCACAAAAATAAATTAAAAAGGAGGGTTCCAAATTAGAGATGGAAGAAAAATATCACAAAGATTTAGGAGGCGATTACTTCTACTGCTATTCCAGACGGACAGCGCTGTTTGTTCGCGCTATGGGAATTTTTTACGAAGAGATTGGAGAGCACCCGGTAACTGGCTCTGTATATACAAAATTCCGCAAGACGAAAAAACTGAATGAAGTTTTAAAACTATAGGATCAGATCAAATATCGCTTCGATGATATGATGGATGATGGAACGGTGGTGATTGGCTATGGCCAGAGTTGCCGCAGATAAGAAACAGCCTCGTATCAAGGTTCCGCCCTCTTGGAGTGGTGGCAAGTGTATGTGTTGCGGAAAAATCTATGACGTGCGCAAAGGTAATTTCTCAAAAACGAAGAGTCAATGGTTTATGGGTAACGACGGATACCTTCCGTGGTGCAATGAATGCCGTGAGAAGATGTTTGAGTTTTATGTTAAGAAGTATAACGATGAAGATGAAGCGATTGACCGTTTGGCTATGATGTTCGATACCTATGTAAATGATAAATTGCTTGACGCTTCAGAACATTCTGTGGCATCTGCTTTAAAAATCAACACCTATATGGGACGTCTTAATATACGTCAGTATGCAGATAAATCTTATGACGATGTGATCGACCAGAAGAAAAAAGACGCTTTGGCTGCTGGCGATACGAAGGGAACAAAGGTTACTCTGAAGATGAGAAAATTCTGGGGTACTGGTCTGGATGAACAAGATTATTTGTTCCTTGATGATCACTACCAGAACCTTATTACACGCCATGAATGCAAGACAGCCGCACAGGAGATTCTGTTTAAGCGTATCGCAAAGGCAGAGCTTAACTGCGAAAAGGCTGATGCCACCGGTGATACCAAAAAGATCAAAGAGGCAAACGATAACCTACAAAACCTAATGGGTTCTGCCCAAATCAAGCCGAACCAGACGAACGATAACGCACTGGCTGAGACGAATACTTTTGGCACGCTGATTCAGAAATAGGAAGAGGAAGAGCCGATTCCAGAACCGTCGCCAGAGTGGCAGGACGTTGATGGTATCGGTAAGTATTTTAGAGTGTGGGTGCTGGGTACGTTGCTTAAGATGTTCAACTTGAAGAATCCATATCAAGACGAATTTGACGAAGAGTTTGAACGATATACTGCTCATAAACCAGAGACAAATGAGGACGATGCCACAGATACTAGCCTCCGCGAAACTATTTTCGGTATTGGCGAAGGTGGTGGTTCCACATGAGTAAAGAGAAATTAACAGATAAGGAAGTAGCGAATACAAAATCAGAAAAGATAATGAATGCAGTTGCCATGAGGGCGTCATTCTATAGAGCGAATCCTCAGCGGTTTGCAAAAGACTATTTAAACCTGACATTGAAGCCATTCCAAGAGCTACTATTGTTTTTGATGGTGAGATGCACCGGCTTCTGCTTCATTGCTGCTCGCGGTCAATTATAAAATTGCAAAGTAGGTTTTGCGGGATAGACACCCGCCCACCTTCATTTTTATTGTATGGAGGTGTTTTATATGGGAAAGAAATTATTCAAACAAGAACAAGAGAATTATATTATTCAAAATTATTTGCATTTATCAGATGAAGAATTAGCGAACGAACTACACGTTAAGTCATCACAAATACACGGGTGGTTGAGTTATAAAAAATTGTATAGATCAACTCGCACTAAATTTTCAGAGTCTGACAAAAAATATATCACAGAGCATTATCTAACAGATTCGTACAAAGATATTGGAAATGTTTTGGGATATACTGCCCGACAAATTCAAGGTTGGGTAAATAACAATTTCAAAGGAAAGATTAAAATTAGGGATTTCAATAGTGATTATTTTAAAGACATTGATTGCCCAGCAAAAGCATATTGGCTTGGATTCTTATATGCTGATGGTTAGGTTGTTTATAATGAAGCTCGTAGAGATTATGAATGTTGCATCCAATTGCAATCAGGAGATATTGCTGCACTACATGACTTAAATAACCGTCTTGGTGGAATTCATCATATAGAATTCAAGCATCGAGAGCAACAAATTTTAGACAATCCAGAGATCTCTATAACTGATTCGTATGTTCTAAGAATTTTTTCAAAAGAGCTTGTATCAGATTTGATTAAACATAACGTTATCCCAAATAAAACACAAAGCTCGGTTTATCCAGTAGTCAATAAAGATTTATTCTTTGATTTTCTACGAGGATATATAGATGGGGACGGTTGTATCTATTATAACGTCAAAAAGAATGCAGTAGCAGTTCATATTACAGGTGCTCACGAAGAAGTTTTTAAATATTTACAAACAGTTCTTCGTGATGACTATAACATTTCGTCTGGTGTCTATAATGAGACAGATAGAAAATATCGCATTATGATTACAGGCAAGAACGCTATGAAACTTTTAGACCTTATTTATAAAGATGCAGCTACTCCGAAGTTAGAGCGAAAATACAATAAATATCTTACAATTAAGGCCGCCATTTCAGAATATGAAATGAAAAAATCGGGCAATATCGGTGAAGGCTTAACTGCTAATACCGAGATAAGCGAGGAGATTGCGTAAGGCTTCTCGCCATCGTAGAGCGTAGTGGGTGAATAAATATAATCCCACCAAGAGTGTCCGACACGAAAATGTACGCCAATCTGGGGCTGAATAGACAGTCCGATGAAAATGAAGGAAACTTCCAGAACAGTAGATAAAAAACTACTGGTTAATAACTAATTGCTAGGCAAATCTTTTCTAACCGCAGTTTTCTGTGTGATTACATGTATTCTATGGCCTGGTTCCAAGGTTTGTATTGCCTGTAAGGTAAGAAGCCAATCTATCAGTATTTTGGATGAAAAGATAATGAAGGAGATCTACCCTAATAGTCCCCTTCTACGATCTGAAATCAAAAAGGTCGATATCAACAATCAAAAGGCAGAGATCATATTTAGGAATGGCAGCTATATCAAAGTTGTCACTGCAACAGACAGTAGTCGTGGTAGTCGAGCTACGCTTCTCATCTGTGATGAATATAGATTACTTTCTAAAGATGTTATTGATTTAATCTTGAAGAAGTTCCTGAATATTGTTCGTCATCCTGGATATTTAGACAAGCCACAATATGCACATCTTGCAGAGCGAAACAAAGAATTCTACCTAAGTTCTGCTTGGTTCCAAAACCATTGGAGCTATGAAAAATGTCAGGACTACTTTGTAAATATGATCGACTTTAATAAGAAATATTTCTGCGTATCCTTCCCGTATCAAATGTCAATCAAGAGCGGCTTGCTGTTGAAAGAAGCTGTAGAGGACGAAATGAGTGAATCCAGTTTTTCTGATTTGACGTTTGCAATGGAGAATGAATGCAAGTGGCTTGGTGCTACTGAGGGTGGATTATTCCAATTTGATGACATCAACAAAACGCGCGTCATTGAAAAGGCGTTCTACGCACCGAATCTTTTACTTAATCAAGCTGCTATGGACGTGCCGAAAAAGAAAAATGGCGAAGTTCGAATTCTCACCGCCGATATTGCATTGATGAGCAGCCGCAAAAACGACAACGACGCAACTAGTATCTTTTTGAACTGTATGCTGCCAAATAAATCAGGGCGCTATACCAGCAACTTTGTCTATTCAGAGAACGTTGAGGGTATGAGTGCGCAAGACCAAGCACTAAAACTGCGACGGTACTTCGATTACTTCAACTGCGATTATATCGGGGTTGACTGTAGAGGCGTTGGATTACCTCTGGTTGACCTGTTGATGCGCGATATGTATGACCCAGAAACAGGCGAAACGTATCCTGCGATTAGCTGCTGTAACAATCAAGAAATCGCATCTCGCTGTTCTGACAAAAATGCCAAAAAGGTCATCTGGGCCATTATGGGCAGCTCCCAGTTTAACAGTGATGTGGCCATTGGATTACGCAGCGGTTTCCAGCAAGGACGTATCCATCTACTTCAGAGTGAGTATGGATGTGAAGACCAGCTGCGCAAACTCTATAAAGGCTATGATAAAATGTCGCCTACTGAACGAGCCGCACTGCAGATGCCCTATATCAATACCGGGCTTGCTGTAAACGAACTTGTAAATCTGGGCTACGAAACCGTGAATAACGTTATCAAAGTCAAGGAGAAATCCGGCTGCCGTAAAGACCGCTACTCTTCCCTGTCTTACAACTATTACATTGCGCAGCAAGTTGAACGAAGCATGGAGAAGAAGAATAAAAAACCAACTTCGCTCACGTTTAACTTTAGAGCGCCTGTGTTAAAGAAGGGAGGACTGTAATGGCTGAAGATAAAATGCAGAAAAAGGTCCGCGTAACAAATGCCAAAGATGGTAAGACCTCTTATGTAACATATCAGGATCTTGTCAATGGTGTTTATGCGAACCTGTCACATATCGGTATCCGCAATCTGGCATCGAGTACCGACACAAATCCGACGTATACAAAATATACTAAGAATCAGATCGTCACCTATCTTGGCAACCCAGCTAACTATGAGAAGCAGCTACGAAATATGAGTAAATATCTATTCAATATTTCAAACTACTATCGCCGACTGATTCAATATTTTGCGAATATGTCTACATATTCTTACACGATCTCTCCGTATGGACTTGATCGTTCTAAGACAATTAACGTCAATAAATTTAAGAAGGCATATTATTCTGCTGTAACAGCAGTTGAGCTGATGAATATCCCGCACGAAGCCACGAAGATACTGACAATTGCATTCCGCGATGACGTTTACTATGGCTATGCGTGGGAGACGAATGATAGTTTTGCTTTTCAAAATCTTAATGCAGACTATTGTAAAATAAGTAGCATTGAGGACGGCGTTTATAATTTTGCTTTTGATTTTTCTTACTTTGATTCCAACAAAGACAAACTACCCAACTATCCGCCGGAGTTTGAGACGATGTATAACCAATATAAGGCTGACTCGCAGAACTACAAGTGGCAGGAGCTGGACAGTTCCAAGTCCATCTGCATCAAAGTAAACGAGCACGATTATATCCCTATTCCCCCATTTGTGAGTTTGTTTAGTGCGCTTGCCGATATTGAAGACTACCGTGCCATCAGTAAAAATGCAAGTGAGACCAATAACTATAAAGCGCTGGCAATGGAGATCCCAGTAAATGATGCTGACGGCTCTTTCCTGATCGACTATGATACAGCAAAAGAGTTCTATGACATGATGAGTAATGTACTGCCGCCGAATATTGGCGCAATTCTTACTCCCATGAAGATCAGTAGCTGGAATTTTGAAAAGAGCGGCGTGAACAGTGACTCTAAAGAGGTCGCAAATGCTGAGGCCACATTCTTTACAGGCGCTGGCGTGAATAAGAATCTGTTCGGTGGTGGCGAAGATCCTTCTGCTACTACCCTGCAGCTGTGTACTGTGAATGACCAGGAGATCGTGTTTGCAGTGATGCGACAGTTGGAACGCTGGATCAATCGCAAGCTTAAGAGCGTTTCCAGTTCTTATAGGTTCCGCCTAAACTTCCTACCAGTCACTCATTATAACGTGACCGAGATGCATGAAAGATATCTCAAGGATGCCACCTATGGTATGCCGACTCGAACCGCCGCTCTTGCAACTACTGGTTATGCGGGCAGCGATTATGAAAATATGACTTATCTTGAAAATGAGATTCTGGGACTTAGTGCTGGTGAAACACCGCTCAAGAGCTCCAATACTCAGTCTGGTTCCGCCGGGGATGAAGGTGGCCGCCCAACAAACGCAAGTAAGGGTGAGGGCCTGTCTGATGCTGGCAATGTAAGCGCCGATAGACAGGAGGCATGAGATGAGTCAGGAGATTTATGAAGTTATCGTACACGGAGCGCATTCCGCCGGGATGGCAAAGTTCCTGACCGACCGTGGCGCTCTGATGCTGCGAATAGACCCAACAAACAAGTATGTTTTTGTATACGATTCTGTGTTTGAAAATGCTCTGGCTGAGTTGCAGGTTGCGATTCGCCAGGGCTTTTATTTTGCTGACGAGGAGGTGAAAACAGAATGAATCAACGATATCCGGTTTCTTTTATTAAGAAGGGCGAATATGAATCTTCTGATTTTCGCTTCATTGATGTCAGTATTGATGTAATGCACACTGGAGCAAACCTCAATAAGACAAGTTTCACAAAAGACGCGATCAACAAAGCAGTACCGACAATCTGTAATACGCCGATCTTGGGCTATGTTGTAGATGAACTTAACGAGGAAGACAAGGACTTTAAAGGACATGAACATGAACTGCGAATCACCGACAAAGACGTGAAGTATGTCTATGCTGGTCAAGCTTACGGTGTTATCCCTGAATCTTGTAATCCTCGCTGGATCGTTAAGGATGACGGCACCGGTATTGAACGGGAGTATTTGCGTGTTGATGGTTTGATTTGGACAAAGTTTAGCGATCCTGTAGATATTTTTACCCGCGATGGTACGAAGAATCACAGTGTTGAGCTGACCGATATGGCTTGCGGCCCCGCAGATAAGAACGGCAACGTTCCTGTGGGGTCTTTTAAATTTGACGGTTGCTGCATTCTGTCTACGACTGATCCGAGTATCAAGCCCGCTATGACAGGCAGCTGCGTTACTGCCAATTTTTCTGTTGAAGATATTACCGCTCAGATCCGCGACCGGCTCTATGAGTATCAAGCAATTCAACAGAACTATACTGCGCAAAATGATAATCCATCCGATGAGGAGAAAGGAGATACAACGCCAATGAATGAAAATGAAATTAAGACCCCTGGCGTCGAGGAGAATCAGGTTCCTGCTGAGAACACGGTAGCCCCTACCGAACCCGCCGGGAATGAGGTTACTCCTCCCAATGAAAACACGGCGACTGAACCTGCAGCTGCTCCCGCTGAGGAGAATGTCGCACCTACTACGGAACCCGAGCCTGCTCCTGCCGAGAATGAGCCCGCTGCTGGTGCTGAGTTTACTCTGAGCGCTAATCAGCTTCGAGACGAAATTTATAATGCGTTGCTGAAAGTTCAGGTTCCTTCTCGATGGGATTCTGACTGCATGATTCCTAAGTATTGGCTCACCGATATTCTGGACAGCGAGGTAATTGTGACCGATTCTGGCACGTATCAGCTAATGGGTATTCCCTACTCTATGAATGGCGACAATGTTGTTCTGGATTACGCGAATATTAAGCGTAAGAAAGTCACTTATGAGGATTGGGACGAGGGCGACGTGATGCCTGGCCTGATCACTATGTTCTCTACTTTGACTGATAAGCTTGTTGAACTGTCTGATAGCTTTACTAATGCAGCCAATGAAGTTAGCGAAATCAAACCCAAGCTGGAGGCATACGAAAAGGCCGAAGCTGACGCAAAAGCCGCTGAGATGGAAGCAAAGCGCAACGCTCTGTTTGCCACCTTTGACGAGAAGCTTGGCGCAGATGCTGAGTATATCGCACTGAAGGAGAACAAGGAGATCAGCTACTCCGATCTGGAGACCAAGTGCTATGCGCTGGTTGGCCGCAAGAGTGCTGAGTTTTCTTATGTTCCCAATAAAAACAACAAAGGAACTGTCCGCTTTGGCGTGGGTGGCACCCAGAACGGTTCAGATGTCGCGTATGGTGGTCTGATCGAACACTATCTCGGCAATAAGTAATTTACCAAAAATTAGGAGGTACATAATTATGGCTAATAATAAGCATGCTGTTGTGCGCATTGACAAGCTGGGTGGCACCCTGGATGGTGCTCAGCTGGAGAGTGCTATTTTCTACAAGGAGTCCAATACTGCTGAGATCGATAACGCTCAGCTGGTTGTTCTGGGCGAGAAGCTGGGTCGCGAGGTCTACAAGGCTACCGCTCCCACCGCAACTTCCACCGTTGCTGACCTGTATCTGACCGCTGGCGTCGAGCTGTTCTATGATCAGACCGTGGCACATTATCTGCCCGAGTGGGTCAATGAGGCCGGTAAGCCCGTGCGTGTTTACGCTCTGAATGTTTCTAAGGGTGGCTTCTCTGCTACTGCCGAGGCATTTAACGGCACTCCTGCAAAGGGCAAGTATGTCGGTTTTGCTGCCGATGACACCAAGATCCAGATTCAGGAGACTGCTGATGACAAGACCTTTGGCTGCATCGACTTTGTTGAGACTGTTGGTTTTGGCGATGGTCGCTATACCTACTACATGATCACCCTGAAGTGATTCCGAAGTTTTAAGAAATCAACATAAAGCCGTCCGTTTAAAGCGGGCGGCCATTTTTATTATAGGAGGTTTATACCATGGCTATTGATTCTAATCTGGTCAAGCTGGCTCTCGATGGCTACAAGGGCCACGTTGCTGGTGATTATTCTGTGAACGACACCCAGGAGGCTCTTCGTAAGGCTCTGGTTGAGGCAAATGGCGGTTCCACCAAGCTGGACATTAAGGCTCTGCGTGATGGCAGCTGCTCCAAGGTGTTCGCTATTGTTGAGGAGCTGGTCAATGTTATTTCTGAGGAAGGTCTGAAGGGCGACGAGTTCTTTATGAACATGGTCGAGGATCGCAACCTGGCTCTGGGTGACACTCCCAAGTTCCACATCGAGCGCGAGTGCCTGTTTGCTGTTGCTGATATCGCCGAGGGTACTCAGGGCGTGCGCCGTCAGCGTCTGGAAGCTGGTACTGACATCACCGTCAATACTCAGCTGCACGCTATCAAGATCTACGAGGAGCTGAACCGTGTTCTGGCTGGCCGTATCGACTTTAACAAGTTTGTTGATATCGTTTCCAAGTCCTTCACCAAGGATGAGCTGGATTCTGCATACGCTGCATTCGTTGGCATGTTCAGCAAGCTGAATGCTCCCTACATTGAGACCGGCTCTTTTGACGAGGACAAGCTGCTGGACCTGATCGAGCACGTTGAGGCTTCTACTGGCGAGACCGCTGTGATTGTTGGCACCCGTAAGGCTCTGCGTCAGATCAAGACTGCCGTTGTGTCTGATTCCGCCAAGGAAGATATGTACGCAATGGGTCATTTTGGCCGCTTCAATGGTACTGAGCTGATTGCTGTGAAGCAGCGTCACGCCACCGGCACCACCGATTTCATCCTGGATGACAAGACCCTGTACGTGTTTGCTGGCGACACCAAGCCCATTAAGCGCGTTACCGAGGGTGATGTCACTATGCTGATGGGCACCCCGATGAACAACGCCGATATGAGCCAGGAGTTCCTGATGATGAAGCGCACCGGCATTGCCATTGTGTTTGATCGTGACTTCGGCGCATACAAGATGGCCTAATCGATAATTTGAGTTGAATGGCGGTGGGGCAACAGCCCTGCCGCTTCTTTTATTAAATAGGAGGAACGAATGGCAAGACGTACAACTAAGACTACCGCCGCGAAAGCCACTGCTCCCGTGGTGACTGAGCCCGTAGTCGAAATTACAAATGAGACCATGGTGGAGTGCCGCAATGGCACAGCTGGTAATCTGATCTATAAATCCACCTTGAATCCCGGCTATACCGTTGAGTGGGAGGCTTTTGGCGATGTTCAGGAAATGGAGTATCGTGAGCTGGTTTCTATGCGCGGTAATCAGCGCCGGTTCTTTGAGGAAAATTGGATTTTGATCGATGATCCCGCCATTATCAAGAAGCTTGGCGTTGAGCGCTATTACAAAAATAGTCTGACCACCGACAACTTCAATGACGTGTTTACAATGCCCGCCGATGAGATTAAGAAGATCGTCCCGACACTGCCGGGCGGCACCAAGGATGCGATTGCATCTGAGGCTAAGAAAAAGATCGAAACCGGTGAGCTGGACAGCCGCAGTGCGATTAAGGCGCTGGAGGACTCCCTGTCTGTTGAGTTGGAAGACACAATTTGATGTAAAGGAGGCGGGTCATGGCAACCACTTTTGAAAGTATCTATGCCCGCTGTCGTGGGCGCATTCGAGATTATGACAAGGAAGGATATACTGACGAGATGTTTGCAGATGCAGAGAGCGACCTGCTTCAGGCCGCCATTGATGATTTTGCTGACATTTGCGTGCAAGACCTGACTGACTATGATGATGAGCTGCAGCAGTTCAATGTTACTCTGACCCGCAAGGAACAGAGTATTCTGGCGTTGAGCATGATTGTGCATTGGCTGGAGCCGTATGTTTACAACTCTGACGCTTTGAAGAACGCTATGAGCACCAAGGACTTTTCTTTCTTCTCCCCTGCTAAGCTACTGGAGCAGATGAAAGACCTTTTAGCGCAGTCGCAGCGTAAATTGACTGCTGAGATGAACTTGTATTCCTTTAAGTCAAACAGTGTTTCTGAATGGACACAGTAAGGCGGTGGGATATGACAAGATCTCAATATAGAGCCATGCTGAAACAGGATGGAGAGACGCAGCGCGACAGAGTGGTCAATAAGGCACTCCATGATACGCGCTTTTTAGCGCCAGTCAATCCTTCTTATAAAGAAGTAACGATAGATGACGTACCCCGCTGGGTAAATATTATATCGTCTACTGTTACAAACCAAAAAATATTCCGCACAAGACCTGGTGAGGATTTTGAGATCGGCAGCATTATGTATTGGGGTAAGAGCCATTGGCTGATTACCGAGCGTGATGCAGACGATGAGATCACCGTGCGCGGCCGCATTCAGATCTGCCAGAAACAGATCATGTGGCAGGATGACAAGACAAAAAAGATCGTATCTCTATGGGCAACTGTGGAAAAGCCGTATTACTCCAATCTGAGTGAGAACAAGGTGATGAGTTATTCAACCCGTGAATTCCGTATTCAAACTCCATTCGACGAGTATTCTGCCCGCCTGAACATTGGGAAACGGCTAATGTTGGAGATCGTCAATGGAGAACCAAAGACCTATCGAATCACGTCGATTGACCAGATGACTGGCCGAATTGACTATGATAATGACCAGATCGGGTTCCTTTCGTTTAACGTTGAACAGGATCTTTACAACGCAGAAACAGACAATGTAGAGAAAATGATCTGCAATTATGTGCCGGAAGATGTTTCCGATAACGTGGAAATCACCTATCCTGACGACAACACCGTAGACGACAGAGTGCTTTCGATAGAGTTTGCGGGCGAACCATCTATCCCAACGGGCGGATTTGGCAAGCTGTTTACTGCAAAAATCGATGGCGAAGTGTACGACGGCGCAGAATGGACGCTTACCGGTGATTGTACTCCTGCGGGAGTATGTTTCAAAGGCGGTAATACGACTACGACCGGTGCAAAGTGCAAGATCACTTGTGTGGATGATTCTAAGTTGATTGGACAAGTCGTGGTACTGACGGTTAAAGCAGCCGGCCTTACCGAAAAGATCGAATTGGAGGTGATCTGATATGAATCTCGATGAGATCGGGGTATTCAAAAATCGGGTCGTTTCCAAGTTGATCAATGACGAAAATGTCCTTGATGTCCTATTGGGCAATACAGATAATATCGACGATCCCGAAACTCTTCTGCTTGGTAAGAATGGGTCGGGTGAAGGTGGATGCGTGTTTAAGTATGAGTATGTTCCAGATACGCAGGAAAACTCAAAAACGTTTTTGTGTGTTGAGGTCGTGCCAGAACAAACCAGCGGTGATTCTATTACGATGATGACCATTTACGTATTTGCATATTGCAGTAAAAACCTTATGCAGACATATCATCGGAAAGGACAGGCTGGGACACGCATTGATATTTTGGCCAGTGATATTGATAAGCTTCTGAATGGAAACAAAGAATTTGGAATTGGACCGCTTGAATAGGCTGGAAGCAGCATCTATAAGCCAGCGCAGTGCTATTACGGACGAATGCTTGTTTATCAGGTCGGCTCTTTTAGGAGGGCTCGCTGATGAGAAAAATTTCGTACCTTGATCATCTAAGTCCATATGGTGTGCAGCTAAAAGACGTTGGGCGAATCCACTCCCCTTTTCTGAAAGATATTTTGAAGATTGGCTATACCCAGTATCAATACGCACTGACCTTATTTTTATATACCCCAGAAAAATACTACCATGATGCGGCAACTATGATGAAGATGCCAGATATCTGGGAGCAAATGACAAGTGAGCAAAAAGCAAATATTGCAATGTTCGATATTCTTACATCGACAGATGAATCCAGGGCTGAACTAATTTCGGCTCTGGGTCTTTTTGTTTCTGGGAAATTGGAGTGGGACGAGCAGCATCGAGCAATTTTTATCGACAAAGAAAATAGCGGTAAAAAAGGATTTTCTATCGGTGGTTATATCGACAGAAACAACTATTCGACCGTAACAAAGCTTTGCCTGCAGATGGTTGATATCGACGAAAGTGACATCCCGGAAGAAGCTCCAAAATTCAAGACTGAAAAAGATCGCTTGTTTTATGAGAAGTTCCAAAAGAAGAAGAAAAAGTTCAAACAAACAAAAAAGGCAGACCCGAATTTCGAGCTGCCGAACATGATTTCTCTCTTATGCACTTTTCATCCAAGTTTGAATTATTCAAACATCTTTGAGCTGACAGTTGGACAGATACGAGATACGTTCTCCCAACTATTACGCGCAAAACAACTAAATATCGCTGAAATGAATTACTCCGTTTGGGGCGGTAAATATGACCCCTCGAAATGGATAGAGCGAATTGACAAAGAAAACGAAACTATAGGAGGATAACAATTATGGCTAACAAGAATGCAAATTTCGCCAACCGCGAGGTCGCCGATCTGATGCTGGTCGACTACTCCACCAAGAAGCTGTTCCTGAATGTTGACTGGGCTAACGTCACTTCTACATCTTTTGAGGGTGACCGCGTGTTCGCAACCGGCGGCCAGGGCGCACCTAACCGCGTGCAGTTTGACGGCTCTCGTACCGGCACTCTGACCATCGAGGCACAGGTTTACCCCGTCAAGGTCTTCCAGATGCTGTCTGGCAACGACCTGGGCACCACCGCAAACTTCCTGAAGCGCGAGAAGGTCACCTGCACCGAGGCTGGTAAGCTGACCATTTCTACTGCTGCTGGCACCACCGCCATTCAGGTCTTTAAGGCTGATGACGATCTAGGCACCGAGGTCACCGCTACTGTTACTGAGGGCGGCACTGAGGTTACCGTTGCTGAAGCAACTGAGAATACTGCTTACATTGTTTATTACTACGCAAAGCAGGCAGCCGCTCAGGTTGTGCACCTGGATAGCCGTCACTTCCCCAAGGCTTATCGTGTCGAGGGTTCCATTCCCTACAAGACCGAGAGCGACGACATCATCGAGGCACATCCCATCTGGTACAAGGCTGCTCCTCAGGCCGGCTTCGAGCTGTCTTGGCAGAACACTGGCGACCCCGTTTCTCTGACCATGACCTTCGACGTTCTGGCCGACGAGAATGGCGACATGTTCTCTCTCATCTTCCCTAACGAGGGCTGATACATAGCATTTACACGAGGCAGAGTCTTTCGGGGCTCTGCCCCTTTTATGAGCGCACAATTATTGCAATTGCGCGTTGATATGAGGAAACTCACAAATAAGAAGAACACCCACGTGGCGACTTTCCGCTCTCTAATTTGCATAGGAGCTTCAGTGAATAATCGGATAATTGGCCCCGCTTATGCCCGGGGCTGGCTTACTTCCATAACAAACTTGGCGATAGTCACCAAAGCAGCTACGAATTGAACGAACTTAGACATGGTGTCGAAGTCAATCATCATACGGGCCTCCTTTCTGCCAGCAGTCTCTCTACTGGACTTCGGGAAGCCCCTACTAATTCTCGCCGTTTTAATAATTCCCAAAAGGGATACGCAGGTGTTCTTCAAATTTGAATTGTACCACATCCAGAAAGAAAAAGGAAGTGTTTATTATAAAAATCATTGCTTTTGACCAGGCTCTCGGCAAGACGGGTGTCTGTACTATTGATGGTGACACTGTTTACCACTCGCTGATCGACCTGAGCAAAACCAAGGATGTCTTGGAGCGCTCGACAATGATGCGCCAGATGATCCAGAGCCGCATCAAGAACAATCGTCCAGACCTTGTAGTGATCGAAGATGTTGCACTGCAAAGCTCGCCAAAAACATTGATCCAACTGGCGCAGCTGCAAGGAGCGATTATGGGGGTATGCGAGCTAAACAATATCCCCTATGAAATCATTAAGCCATCTGAGTGGCGAAAGATATTAGGATTTAAACAGGGTCGAGTAAAGCGTGCCGAATTAAAGCAGCAGGCCATCGACTATGTGAAAACCTATTATGGAGAAGATGTTTCGTCTGATGAAGCTGACGCGATGTGCATTGCGACTGCTGTAAAGATGGAGCTTGAAAACAATAAATTAAATCAGGAGGACTAATACTTATGGATGCAAAGAATAATCTGACTTTGGCTGAACGAATTTTGTTTGTTAACAGCGTGGTAAGCCTGTCTGAGCGCGATGGCCGTTACGAGCCGGCGCTGTATGACTACGCTTTCCGAATTACAACACTGATCATGTTTACTGGTCTGGAAACCAGTGAGATGGACCAGGACCAGATGAGTGAACTGGCTTTCTCTGACGAAACGACCAAGTTGATGAACGAGACTCCGCGCAAGTATATTCTGACTACACTAAACAAGGCTTGCCGCGAAAAAATCGAGATTGCTCGCCAGCAGTATATGGCCGCATTTGAAGCCGCTGCAAAGAATCAGCCATTTGAGCAGTTGATGCAGTTGGCCGCCGAGGTACTGAGCGGCATTGGTGATCAGTTCGACATGAACAAAATGATTGAAAAAATCGCTGAAGAAAATCTGAAGAAACCGGTAGAGAAAGATAACTATAGCGTCAAAACTCCTGAAGGAATGCTCGATGGTGCTCCTTCAATTGATACGACAGAGCTTATTTCTGCGGCCACTGAAGGCAAGGAGTAAACTATGGGGAAGAAATCATTCAATACCGTTGATGGGCTTCAGCGAGAAATTATGAAACGGGCAAATAAAGCTCTGAAAAATGAGGTTAAAGATTATGTGGAAGACAAGATGAAATCTCATGTAGAGCAAGATGTTTATGCAACCTATTCCCCTGTTGAATATGAACGTCGTGAAACCAATGGCGGATTATTGGATGATTCAAATATCAGAGATGTTGTACATGGTCGCGTTTTGACCGTGTATAATGAAACTCAAGTTGAAGGTCCTCGCCTTGCAAACCATAAAGAATATCATAATCCAGATGGACTCCCCCGCTTGCTTGAAAGTGACAACATACGAAATCCATGGACACACAAGCGCTATAGGTGGATGAAACCGCGTCCGTTTATGACGAACACTCAGAAAGATATCAATAAACACAATAAAGATATCGTAAATATGGTCGAGCAGCGGATCAATCACGACAATACAAAATAATCAAAAAGATGAGCAGACTTATTAAAGCCTGCTTTTTTTAGATTCGGAGATTGGTTGCTCCAGAAGGAGGAATAAAACATGGCGAGAGAACCAGAATTGAGCATCAAAGTTAAGGTTGACCCGCAAATTGATGCCGCCAAATTACAAGAAGATATCAATAAAAAAATTCCAAAAGACGGCGTTGAGATCAAGGGCAAACTGGACGTAGACAGTCTTCTAAAGAGTGTTTCTAAATACCAAGAGGGCGATCAACATCTTGTGCCTATTATGGCAAAAATCTCGAATGTTGATAAGGCATTGGATGTTTTCAAAGAAAAAGAGACAGAAACAAAAGTCAACTTGAAAGCGACCCAGGCCAGCCTCGATACGATCAGAGACCAACTGCAAGGTGTAATTGATGGTCTTGATTATTCAAAGCTGGAAGGCGCATCTGCTTCGACCTCTACTACTTCTACAAAGCATACAAAAAAGGGCAAAAAGACCACTGCCGTTGATGCAAGTACGGCTGCTAAACAAGAGATTCCTGTTGATGTAGTAGGAACGATTAGCGACGATAGTGTCACCGCGCTGAAAACTAAGATTGAAGCAGGGCTTAATGACATTGCTATCGTGGCAAATATTGCTCCAGATCAGCTGTCTAAAATACGGAAAGATGTTGAGGCTGCTTTCAATGGTATTGCGATCACACCAACTGTAAAAGGTGTTAATGGAGCGGCAGCTCAGACCGGCGCAAAGAAAAAGATCAATATTCCGTCTGATGACAAAATCATGGAGCAGATGGCCAATGCGCAATATACCGCCACAAAGAATGAAAACGCAGAAGCGGCCGCTATAAAACAAAAGGATATTATTTATCAGAATCTGGCCGATCATCAGGCAAAGGCTTCTGAGAATGCTAGTGCTGCCACTACAAAGACCGCACAGGGATTGTCTGATGCGAATAAGGCTATGGGCGATTTGAATGCGGCGGCCGTTGATTTTGAGCAGGACTGGCGGCGAGTCGTTACACTGATTGCCAGCGCGACCAAGAATCTGGCAAATCTTATGAAGGGCAAATATGGTGGCTCTTCAGGATTAGACATTTTCAGCTCTTTTCAAGAGTTTCAAAAAGAACTTCCTGACTTGGATACGGCACATGTAAAACCGTATATGGACAGCATAAAAGATTGGTCAGATTCTCTACTTGGAAATGCAAGTGGTGATTTTGATTCAAATACTATGATTCAGGCCATCCATATGCTCTCTGGCCTTGCAGATGCCTGGAATAATATTGATGTATCAAAATTGACAGATAATCAGACAAAAGATAAATTGCTCAAAGAAATGTCTGAGTTGAACAGCATTTTCCCATCCTCTGGAGACAAACAACCGTTCCTTGGAGAAAAAGATGCCGCTATCAATTATCTGACTGATCTATTGGCAAAAGCAGCAAAATACTATGCAGAGGTTGGTAATGCAGCGAAACAAACTGCTGATAGCATTACAGTGGCCAATGAGGGTTTTGCGAACCAGACAGCAGAACTGGAAAAGAACAACGCGGAACTTGAAAAACTGAAGCAAAACGGAGTTACCACTGTCAAAGAAAGTGCGGTTGATACGCCTTCGATTACTGAAAAGGTTACATTGAAGCCGGAAGATATTACCCCGCCAGAGACACCAGTGGAGATTCCCGGACATGTTACACTGACTGAGAATGATATTACAGTGCCCAAGAATCCAATTGAGCTAAAAGGTAATATTGCTATTGAGAATAGTGAAACATCTAATAATGAGACTTCGACAATTAAAACAAAGAAAAAATCTCGTCTTCGTCCTGTTGATTCGGATGATTTAAAGATTCAGCAAGAGGCTAATAAACTGCTGCAACAGGAAGAGCAGGAGCAGCAAAAAATTGCGATAGCCGCTCAAAAAAAGGCAGATGCTGAAAACAAAGCGTTTAATAGAGAAGTCGCAGCAGAGCAAAAGAAATATAACCAGGCCGAACTTGATAATCTGAAGGAAATCGAATCCATTTATCGAGAGTTAACCAGTCTTGAGAAGCAGCGTGGCAAATATACAAACCCAGATAAAGCTTTCGACTTAAATCAAGTTGAAGAAGACATTCGCATGGTTGAAGCAGAACTTAGTGAAAAAATGCGTTCAGCAAGCGAAACTGGTTATAATCCTTTAAAAGTCAAAAGTATTCGAAAACAAGCTCTAAGATATTATCGTGCTCAAGCTAGTTCTGACAATAAGTTTGATATTGCAAAACAAGATGCAGAAGCCAAAGCTCAAGAGGAAGCAAATAAGGCCCTTGCTGAAGAAGCTATCGAACGTGATAAAGTAGCGCAAGCCGCACAGAAACAAGCTGCCGCAACTCAGAAAGCAAACGAAGCCGCCGCCCTGTCTCAGCAAAAACAAGATGAAAAGAACGTCGGCAGTGTCGTAGACGATATTGTTTCTGAATCGAATAAACTGATTCGTCTATATCAGCAACGTTCAAATTTAGTTAAACCTGAAGATGTCAATGCCTTAACTGAAGTCGATAATAAAATAACTGATATTGTTGACAAAATTCAAGTTCTCAAAGATAATGCCATCGCTTCTGGCGTTCCAATCAACAATTTTACAGAGGTTGCAAATGCTAATACTCTTGTTGAAAAAGCTAGAATAGATAGCTCTGCAAATTTTGACAAGAATCAGAATGCTTATAATCTTGCACAAGCGACTAATGCGATTGAAACAGCGAAAACGAAATATATCAATGCCTTTACTGAAATTCAAAGGAAACGTGAAGAATTGACAAAAATAGATGATTTAGCTACACAGCAGATGATTCAAAATGCTATCGCTGCTCAAAAAGCAGTTATGAAAACTGCCGGTCACGAAATCAATTCTTATAGTCAACAATATGGGGGATTAGTTAATTCTGCATGGGCCGACATTGATATTGTACGGAACAATAAACAAATTCAAGATCAACGCGCGTATGAAGCAAAAGTGTCAAAAGAAGCTGCTGCAACAAAGAAAGAGAACATTGATTTACTGAATAAGTACAATCAAGCTCTCAATGAAGAGGTCAAGCTATATAAAGACCTTCGCAACGCTGCGCCAATTGATCAGACAACCAAACAAAATCTTCTGGATAATCAGAAAGAAAAAGTTGGCGCTCTTAGAAAAGAGATCCATGACAAGGGGCTAAATTCTTCTCCAGAGTATCAAAAATATACTTCTCAATATCACAATAATATTTCCGGAATAGATTCTGCAATTTCAAATAGTTCAGATGCCGCTCGTATAAAAGCGAACAACGAAGCAGACGCTGAGGTTCTCAAGAAGATCATCAGTCTATATCAGGAATTAAATAAGGAATCAACTCATCGTGTCGCGTTATTTAAAGACGAAGATGTCGAAAAATTAAAAGAAACAGATGAGGAAATTCAGCGGCTAACTGACGATATTGAAAAATTAGAAGAAGCTGCCAAATACAGTGGGATTGATCTTGCTGGAAATGATGCTTATATGAAAGCATTTGAGTACTCTGACAAAATCCGAGCAGCTAATTCTAAGCAGTTTAATTCAAATCGTTCCAACTATGTCGAACAACAGACTGATGCATTGATGGCCGAATATCGTACCCAAGTTAGCCGCATGCAAAATGCCGGTGAAAAAAGAGAACGTGCTACTGCTGCAAATCTTCCTTGGAAAGCAGAACAGTATAATACTCAGTACGAAGAAGCAGAAGCAGCCTTGAAGGCACTCGATGATGAATTACAAAATCGTGGTTTACAACTTGAGCAATCTTATTTGGACTTGTTACATGAAAAAGCTCAGGCAGAAAATGTTGTTAATGAGGCAAAAAGAAAACGTATAAAAACAGACGAAGAATCTACCCAAGTCACCAATAAAGAAATTGCAACGCTTGAAAATTACAAGACACAGCTTAGTGGAGTTCTTGGTCGATTGGAAAAAGTGGGTGCTGGCGATAGTTCTACGTATAAAACAGTAAAGGACTCTTCAAAGGTTTTTGATGATTTTTATGATAGAATGCGTTCTCAACTAAACGTTGACGGAAGCAATAAAGATCAGGTTGCTGTTGAATAGGCCAATGCAAATGGGATTGAATATGTAAAAGATTATAATAGTGCGATCCTTGCTTTGACGGTTTCATTAAAAGAGTATAAGAGACTAGCTGAGGATCTCTCAACAAGAAACACACTTGAAAATTCTTTCATCAGAGCGTCAACAAGAATTTCAAATTTAAAAAGTGAATTACACGATTACCTGGAAAAATATCCAAAAATCATGCAGAGCGAACTTGCCGGAGATGTTGAAAAACTTCAGAGCAACTTGGACTCTCCAATGGCATGGACACATGATAATGAACTTGGCAAGGATCTTGCAAAAATTAAACAAAAGGCAAAAGATCTTGGTCTTGAGGCGCAGAATTTACTTGATATTTTTGAAAAGCTTTTTGGCCAGCATCTGAGCACTATGATCACCATGGCTGCGTTGCACAAAATGCAAGAAGCCGCACAGAAAATTTACCAAAACGTCGTTGACATCGACACTGCAATGACAGAGCTCCGCAAAGTCACAAATCTAACTGCAAGCGAATATGAGTCGTTTATGGATCGAGCTGCAGATAATGCTACACAACTAGGTATTAGTATTAGTGACTTTATCAATAGCACAGCCGATTGGGCGCGCCTTGGTTACACAGAACAGGAAGCTGAGGAACTTGCTCGTGTCAGTAGTCTGATGAAGAATGTTGGTGACGGTATTGAATCTGCGAGCGATGCTTCTTCTTACTTAATCTCTGCGATGCAAGGCTTTGGATTGGCTGCCGATCAGGCAAGTGAATTTCTGGATGTTATGAACCAGATTGCAAACACTGAACCTGTCACTGCAAACGACCTTGGTGTTATTATGCAGAAGTCGGCCGCCGCAATGAATGCTGCTGGTAATACGTATCAGGAGACAATGGCTAGGGCAGCCGCTGTTAACGGTGTCCTTCAGGATAACGATATTAGCGGAACATATCTGAAAACGCTGAGTATGTATCTGCGTGCTGCTAAGACTGATGCTGAATCGGCTGGCATTGAAATTGATGGCATGGCTAATTCTGTATCTGAACTTCGTAGTAAATTAAAATCACTAACCGGTGTTGATATTATGTCTGATGCAGCTGGCAAAAACTTTAAGTCTACATATCAGATTATGAAGGAGCTGTCTCAGGTTTGGGGTAATCTTTCTGATGTTACTCAAGCAAATGTCACTGAATTGATTTCTGGTAAACGCGGAGGCCAAGCAACTTCCGCTCTACTTAACAACTTTAGTGTCGCAGAAGATGCTATGAAGCAAGCTGCAAATGCTACCGGAAGTGCACTGGCGGAAAACGCAAAATACCTTGATTCTATTCAAGGTCGTCTTGCACAGTTGGACGCTTCTTTCCAATCTTTGTCTACTCATGTTCTCGATTCTGGTATTGTAAAATATACAGTTTCGTTCTTAACAACCATCGTAAAAATCACAGACAATATTACTAAGCTTTCAGGAGCATTACCTCCGATTGCTGCTGCCGTTTCTGGTATTCTGTCTATTATGCAAGCAAACGGCAAACTCCAAAATGGTGCAGGTAAAGTTAATATGCCCGCTTATGTTCGTTGCGTTTAAAGAACATAGGATGCAACACCATATAAAACTAAACATCCCCTAGAGTGCTGGGAAACCCTAAGAGCCATATCGCCTATTGTTATACTTGTATAATGTAGGAATCGAAAGATAGAAACAAGGATATGGATGCTATATGCTGAGATAAAAGCTCGGTTTTACCGTATTGTTAAAATGTTGTAACAATCGAGTGCTAAGTAGCGTTTACAATGGGCGGTCAGCAGCCGATCCACTCCCCTATTATATAATGTAGGATGGTGGGAGGTTCATCGACTAAAAAGGGTCAGTGAGCAACCACTGGAAAGATAGTCAGTTCTGGACGAAAGTTCAGAAGTCCACCTCAGACGTAATCAGACGACTTAAAGAAGTAGGTGGAAACGAGGAGACGTGCCATTCTCTGGCGCGATATAAGTAGGAGAAAATATTCAAAATTGTAATTCGACATGATTCATATTGACAGCTGACGCACTGGTGGTTATAATGAAAATACAATCGTATAAACTCATTTTACGGAGGTATTTATCATGCCGAGACCTAAAGGAAGCAAAAACAAGGTTACTATGATTGCAGCGGCTCCTGTCGATTATGCCGCACTGATCGATGAAAAGCAATCCGCAAAAGATTCGTTGAATGCAGATGTTACTTCTATCGCGGCTAATATCGATTCTTTGAAGGCTGATTTGAAATCCAAGAAAGCTGAAATCAAAAAGTTGGATAAAGAGTTGGCTCATCTTGCTGAAAAGAAGGATGAAGCTGACAAGAAAGCTGCCGAGGCCGCTGCTGAAAAGGAAGCCGTCGATCTTGTAAAGAAGGCGCTGGCAAATGGAACTACTGTTGATGATATTCTTGAGCTTCTGAAATAACTGCTGTGCAGCTATCATAATGAACAAGCCCGACTTCCCTACTACTGGGAGGTCGGGTGTTTTAATAGTTGACAATAAAATCCCATTATGGTAGCATAATATAAAGAGGTGATAGTTATGAAAAATGCAGCAAGCCAAACTTCTGATTACAAATGGTTTACCGACAATTATGCCTCTCTATGTGAAAAATACGGAAATGCTTTTATTGCGATAAAGAATGGGTCCATTCTTGGAGTTTACCCTTCTTTTGCAATAGGAGTTAAAGAGACATTAAAACACGAGCCTGTCGGATCTTTTATTGTTCAAAAATGTTACGCTGATGGGCATATGCACATTGATAGTATAGCATCTATGAATTTTATGTAAGGGATACTGGAAGTTAATGAACGAAGAACGTCAACAGGCATTTACGCATTCAGGAGATTGTATTTTAAATTCTTTACGATCCGTTTCTAACGTTTCGTATAATGGAAAGAGCACTAAATGTATTACATTATGGGACACAGGTGCCACATGCAGTGCAATATCAATGGATGTTGTAAGCAAACTCAACCTTGTACCATTTGGACAGCAAGAGATTCATACACCGTCTGGGACTAAGACAGTTAATTCTTATTTGGTAGATATCGTATTGCCTAACAATTTAAAGATATCAGATTGGCATGTTATCGACTCAGAAATTGGTGATCAAGGATTAGATCTTCTTGTTGGAATGGATATAATCTCTAAGGGAGATTTTTCTGTTAGTAATTACGACGGGAAAACTACATTTACATTTAGGACACCTTCTCAAAAGAAAACCGATTATGTGCAACAACTCGCTGTGCAAAACACTCTTGCCCGAAAAGGCGGGATGCCACATAAAGGCAAAAAGAGAAAGTAACAAAAAAACAAACGCTCGGAGATATGTAAGTTCTTCGGGTGTTTTATTTATGCCATACAAGTTAGACCTGTCTTACCACTCATACCCACAATTCTTACACTTGAACTGATGACGCACTTTACTAGAGAAGACACCGAACAGAGCGAATGATACTGCTTTGGATGTACCGGAAAATTTTTCGATATCAGGCGATCCACAAGTAGGGCACTTGGGGACGTACTTCTGGGCCGGCTTCTTTTCGGGTGGCTTACTCCCCTGCTCTGCTAAATATTTTCGAATCTGAGCATCAACACGATCTGCTTCTACAAGTTTTTCTGGGTGATCTCCAGGGCCATACATAGGTTTGTATTCTTTCGGCTGGATTTTTTTTGATAAAATTACCCTTCTCTCATCGTCATTAGCTTTCGTCCATATTTTATAGTTAACAAGTTCACACGAGCAATAAACACATGCAAATTTTGGCCACCAAGCCAACCGCCCACAATGTGGGCAAATTTCAACTGTTTTGGTATCCATAATTCTTTTTCTCCTCAAGAAAATTGATATTATCTTTCTTAACAGGCTTTTCTGTTGATAAAAATGGAAACATGTCTGGCGGACTAGAACAGTTAGCCACTTCGGCTGGAAAGCTAGTTGGTAAATTAAAAAGAATGGTCGCTACTGCACAAGACGGATACGATGAATTCAAAAAAATGAATGAGGCTGTCGGTAATAGCAAAGTCTCTTTCTCTGATTATATCAGATATACGTCTGAAAGTGAAGATGCAACCGAAGCTTTTGGTCTTGCAACCTTGTACACTAAGGCTCGTGTTATTGCTTTGAACATGGCTTTAAGTGCCGGAATTGGGTTAGTTGTTTCTTACTTCTCAAAGAAAATCATTGAAGCAGCACAGCGTGTTGATACGCTGGCGGAATCTAGCAAAGAAGCAGCTGATGCAGCCACATCTACTACTTCCTCCTTAAAAGAACTAGTTGACGAATACGAAAAGCTTGGAAAGAAGTCAGACTAGGATGCTGACGATATGGAACAGGCTCAAAAGATTCAAGATGAGATTCTTCAACTAGCAAAAAAACAAGGTACTTTAGATGAAGATCACGCTAGTAAGATTGATCTGCAAAATGGTAAATATGAAGAGCAGCTTGGATTGCTGAGAGATATCACCAAAGAACAGCTTAAAGCATCTCGTACAGATCTTATACAGTCTAAAGATGCGCAAGGTGCTAAACTTGTTAAAACAGCAAAGAAAAACAATCGTTCTCATATGTTTGGCACAATCTGGTCTAATGCTGAAATGCAAATGGGCGATCAGATTAAGGACGCTGGTATTGACATCTTTAACTGGGCTGGTGGATACGGAGCAGACGACATAAACGATGAAGACTCTATTGTTGATTATTATAACAATCTTGGGAAGGCAATTGAATATATCATTGATCACACCACCGACGAAGAACGTGCAGTAAACGGGAAGTATCACGCTCTTTACCAGTTCTTAATGGACGAACGTAATGCACTAAAGGATGATGTCGATTCTTATAATGATTCTATTTCTGCGTTGAAGCAGAATCAATTCAAGAGCGATTTTGCAGAATGGAGCGCCAATGAAACCAAAAAGTCTGACAAACCAACTGCTGAAATCGACGCAAAAATCAAAGCCACAAAGGAATATCAGGATGCCGTAAATGAAGCTCAGAAGACTGAAGAGGAATGGAATTCTCAGGGTTACGGTAAATATGGCAACATTGATAATTTCCACCGTGATAAAATTGACTGGACGGAAGAAAACCTTGCAAAATACAAAGATTTCGTAGACGAACAGAACAGCATCTTCCCAGGAACAATTGAAAAGGGCAGTTATTCTACCGTTCTTGGCTCTTGGGATACCATTTCCGATAAAGATGGCACGGAACATCCGTTTGCGTTTACTCCGATGCTTCAGACAGATAGTGGTCTTGTTCCTCTGACGGAAGACCAGCTGTGGAACTATATCGACACAATCGTTGAACAGTGCTATGACGAGAATGGAAAACTCGATATTGATAAGCTAATGGAGTTAGATGCCACTGGCTTAAAGCAAAATATCAATGGTGTGATGATGCAGGTCAAGGGTATGATCGCCGGTGTTGCTGGTGGAAAAGACCCAAATGGTGGCGTATACAGTGCCGCTGATATACTGGCTCAATCTGGAGACAGTAATGAAGATATCAAAAATGACTTGATTGACCTGTATGGTCCTGATGCTGACTTGACTCCTGTTGATGATAATGGCAATTTGAGCCGTTATGTTGGCAAATCCATGCACGACGCTCAAGCTGCGGCTCAGGAAGGTAAAGACAACATCGAAGCGGTTTACAACCAGCTTTATAATGATTTGGAGAATGGTCCTTCTGGCGAATCTGACGGAAGCAGTTCTGCTCCGGTTCGTTATGTAGATCACATCAAGAGTGCGTTTGAGATTCTTGCTGATTCTCTTGGTAAAAGTTCTGGCGAAATGACTGTTTCTGATGTTGTTGGTCTATCTCAGGATGGCGTACAGCTAACTGACGAACAAGCTCAGGCACTCGATACGCTGACCGCTGCTGCAAATAAATATGGCACAACCATTCAGGGTGTTGCAGAAGCTGGCGAAGAGAATGGTTTGTTTGGTGGCATTGAGAATGCTCAGAATGGCATCGCTGCATCAGCACAGCAGATGGATACAATCTCTAATAAAATCGACGAGATCCAGTCTGCTTATAAGAATGCGACCACCGCTATTGAGGAGTACAATAAATATGGCTATTTGAGTGCGGACACGCTCCAAACTCTTCTTAATGAAGACTTCGAGTATCTGAGTTGTCTCGAACTCGTTGATGGTCAGCTTCAGATGAATACCGAGAAGTATCAGGGTATGATTGCCGCTCAGTATCAGTCTGCGGCCATGGCTCTTGTTGAGAAAGCAAATGCGGAGCTTGTAAAGGTTGCTCAGGGCGAAAAGAAGGATGCTGTCGAGGATGCAACCAAGGCAACAGAAGACCAAGCAACAGCTTTGACTGAACGGGTCTGTCCTGCCCTTGGCGAGTTTGCAAAAGCATCTATGACAGCCGCTGCAGCACAAGAGTTCTTGGCAAATGGAGATGCAGCATGGTCTGTTGACCCAGAAAAGACTAAGGAAGTCTATGCTGGCCTTGCTTCTGGTTTAGATATTTTGGACGCAACTGTTGACCAAATCATGGGCAATTCGGATAAGTTCCGTCAGCACATGAATGGTTTTGATAAGGAAACCAAGAACCGGAATAAGAATACTGCCAAATCTGTAACTGATGTGGCTTCTGCCTTCGATACCTTAAATAAGGCAATGAAGGAATATAACCAGTATGGTTATCTATGTGCTGACACAGCAAAGTCTTTGGTTGGTCTGGACGATAAGTTTACGGCCTGTCTGACAAAGCAGGGCGATAAGCTCCAAATCAATGTAGAGCAGTTCCGTAAGTTTGTGAAGGAACAACTCAAGGAAGCGAATGCCGCAAAAGATGGCGGAAAATCAGCTGATGAGATGAATAAAATTCTGAACTATCTTGATCAGAATGTAGACACAACAACCATCTCTTTCGAGCAGTTGACTGACGCCATCAAGGGCTACGGCACTGCGATGGACGAGGCCAAGGAAAAGACAGACGCTATAAAATCCGCATTTTCTGATCTTTACGATGTTGGCACACAGAAAAAGGATAACGACTTTGGCTTCTTGGATATGGATGCCATTGAGAAGCAGTATCAGGCTGTTCGTAATCTGTATGAAAACACAGACCTATTTACAAATCCAAAATATGCTAGTGCTCTGAATTCCGAAACCGGAGAAGTTGACTACAACAGCGATGCATTTAAACAGATGTTTGCAGATCATCTGAAAGAACTTGCGGCGTCTGCCCGTGAGACTGGCGGTGCTGCTGGAGCATATCTTGCACAAGGTTTTGAAGATGCTGCAGCCAAGATTGCAAACAACGTGATGAGCATTCGTGAGTGCATTGATGGAATTGGTTCTTCTTTGAATTATGCAACCGACAGGATTGATCATTTCCAAAGCGGTTTCTCCGATATCTCCGACATCGTCTCTCAATACAACACTTATGGTGGCCTAAGTATTGATAATTATCAGAAGTTGATGAGTCTCGATGATGATTACATTAAGTGTTTGAGTCTTGAAGGCAATCAGCTGAAGTTCAATACAGAAGCATATAAGGAACTTTTCATTGCAAAACTGAACGCAATGATTGATGAGTATGATGCCGCAGACGAAACAAAAGCACTTGCTCAACGTCTTCGTGAATTAAGAGATGCCGCCATTGCATCCGGTGATGGCTTTACAAGCGCAGAAGATAAAGCTAAAAACTTCGAGACAACACTCGGAAATATTAAGAGCCTCCTGAGTGACCTAATTGGTGTATTTGAAAAGTTCAACGAGACCAAATCGAATGATCTAAAGATTCAGGGTGATGCTTGGATTGATGTCATCGATAAACGAATTGATGCCCTTAACGAAGAGAATGATGCACAGGAACGAGCAATTGAACTGGCAAAGCTTCAGGACGAGTACGAGCGAGCAAAGGCCAATAAGACTGTCCATGTATATGGCGGCAGAGGTCAGGGCTTCGTATGGAAAGCAGATGAAAATGCCGTTCGTGAAGCCGGACAAAACCTGTCTGACAAACAGCGTGAGTATAAGAAGAAAGATGAAATTGACAAGCTGGAAAAGCTCAAGGATAAAGTTCAGGAAACCAATAATCTTATTGGCACCAGCTGGGATGATTATCAGAAGAAGCTGAAATACACAGCCGAGTTCGAGGCCATGACCTTTGAGCAGATGGAAGGTCACTATGACGGTTTCAAGGGTAGTGTCCTAGACAATATGCGTGACATTCAGTCTGCTACTAATGTCAGTGATGCTATTACAAATCTCGAAAAGCTAATCAACACACTAAAAACGCTTAACGACGTTATAACATTCTTTACTTCTGGCGGTGTAAGCACTGATGGCGGTGGAATCTTTGGACTTTTTAACCAGATCAAGAACATGTTCACTGGCGAAAACGGCGACTTTGATCTGGGTGGCGGTTTCAAGAAGATGTTCGATGGGGCAGCCAAGGCTGTTTCTGATGGGTGGAACTGGATCACTGGTAAGAACAGAAAAAGTTTCAATGATCTTATTTCTTGGAATAGTGCGAAATTAAAAATCATCGGTCGTGATGTATCTGTTGGTACACGTAGTATTGAAGGAACGTCTAGTAACTTCTTTGATCGTCTTTTAAGTGCAACTAATGGAAATCTATGGGATATAAGCGGGATTTTCAATAGTGTAAGTGATGCCATTTCTGGTAAAACAGGCAACCTGTTTACTGATATTATTGGGTTTTTTACGAATGGATTCTCAACAGCAAATAATGTCGCTAATGGTGGTTTGTTAAATATTGTTGATACCATCGGAAGTATGTTTGGCCCAATTGCGGCTGGCGCACAGTCTATCGGTAGTGCCATCTCGTCTGGCGTTGTAAGCTTCTTCCCTTCTATCTTCGCCGGACTTGGTACTCTGGTGACGAGCGTTGGCAGTGCCATGGCCGCTATGATGCAAGCGATTGCTGCTGCTCTTTCTTCCATTCCTATCGCTGGTTGGATTGCTGCCGCCGCAGCTGTTGCAGGTGCAGTTGCTCTAATTGCTACGATTGCTTCGATTGCAAGTAATGTTTCCAATACACAGGTTGATGAACCTACTCCCGCATTCCAAGCAAAGAAATATGCAAAGGGTACTCGTGGCGTTAAGAAGAGCCAGATTGCAAACGTTGATGAAAAGGGCGAAGAGCTGATTGTTCGTAACCCAGACCAGGGACGCATGACCTACCTTGAAAAGGGCGACGGTGTTATTCCTGCAAAGGAAACCGACAACCTGATGGCGATTGGCGCTGACCCCGAGGGCTGGCTGGCAAAGGGCTTGGCCGAAGTGACTGGTAGTGCCGCAGCCGGTGCCGGTATGAGTGCCCAAGGTCCGAGCGCTCAGTTGAGTGGTGCTGCAGCTGCCGCAGCCGCTGGCGTTGGTTCGATTTTTAAGAGCGAGTATGACGAGATCCTTGGCGATACAACTGAGTTTATGTCTGGACTCTCTGACATCTTCAAGAAGAGTGATAATCCGATTATTGCCGCCGTTCAAAGCATGATTTATATGGCCACTAAGACTGTATATCGTATGTCTACGGTCGGTAAGATTAACTCTTCTAAGACAGTGACAGAATCCACCAGCAACACAAAGAAGGCGACCCAGAGCCAAATTTCGTCTATGACGAGCAACTTTGAGTCTAGCTGGAAATCTGTGGCTGGCGAGCTCGGTCTGGACACAAAGGATATTGAAGAAACCAGCAAAAAGATGTCTGAGAAGATGAATGAGCTGGTGAACAACACCTTTGATGCGCTGAACGAAAACACCGGCCTTAGCGCCGAGCAGGTTGAAGATGTCACCAACACGATGTTCGATTCGCTGCAAAAGATTTATACCAGCGGATGGAACAGCCTTGCTTCCACTTCTGGCGATATGTCTGAAGAGATTGCCAAAAAGCTGAATGCGTCTTATAAGTCTTCTGTTGACAGCACAAATAAGGCCATGAACGAGATCTCCAAGGCATTCGGTCACAGCTGGAGTAAGGTTGGCGGTGGTGTAAAGACCCTGAGTACCAATGTTCAAAAGACAATGGAGCAGGCATGGGCTGACACCAGTCAAGACACCCAGAAGCTGATGTACGATATGCGTGCATGCTTTGACAATAGTTGGAGCATGAACGAGGCTGGCGTAACTCATCTGGCAGACATGACTGAGCAGACCATTGGCGGTGCTTATGACGAGATCACCTCTGATGCAGCAAATACGTTTGGAAATGGCGGTTCTCTGTCCACTGAGACAGACAACGCATGGGCGAATGTTGAGCCTGGCGCAAAGGACATTAACACCAATCTGACTTGGATGATGGACCAGTCTTACAACGCCATCAAGGCCGGATGTGAAGCTGCCGTTACATCGATTAAAAACGATTTGGCGACCACAGGCGATGCATTTGAAGCCGTTGGTAAGAAGGCTGCTGATACTTCTGCCGCAATCAGTGAAGCAAGTCAAAAAGCACAACAGAGCACACAGCAGAATACCGGTCCAAGCAAGGGCGTGACAGCCGCTGCTGGTGCTGGTATCGGTGCTGCCGTTGGTTCATTCCTTGGGCCTCTGGGTGCAATTGGCGGTGCTGCAATTGGCGGTTTCTTTGGCAGTCTGTTTGGCCATGCAAATGGTCTGAAGTCTGCTAAGTTCCCGCACATGGCTAACGTTGACGAGCAGGGTCCTGAGATGCTGGTTCGTAAGCCGGATTCAGGTCGGTACACTTACCTTGAGACTGGCGATGGTGTTGTTCCTGCTGATATCACCTCTCGCCTGTTCGAGATGGGCGGCAACCCGGATGCATGGTTCCAGAAGCAGATGGCAAAGTACGGTTCTCAGCCGATTGTTCAGGGCGGCGGTGGAGATGTTACAACTTCGATTGGCGATATTATTATCACGAATCCCGTTGGCAGCTCTGATGCTCTGGCAAATGAAATCAAACAGAAGTTACCGACTAAGGTTGCTCAAATGCAAAGCAAGCGGTAAGTAATAGTTTTTACAGCCGATACCACTAGGATAGCCTAGCAGGTCGGCTTTTATTTTTGATTAGGAGGAATAGGATGGCAGATAAATCAGTAACTGATGTGCTGGCCGAGGTGGTGACTTCTGCCGCCGAACACGCCGTAAAGAACGCAAAATTTGACGTGTCCGCCTATGGAGTGATTACAGAAAAAGAAGACCAGCACTATAAAATCGCTGTATTCGGTGGCGAGTACGGCATTGTAACAAATCACGACTACATTGTGGGCCAGAAGGTTGTTGTGACTGCATTGCAGGGCAACTTCCGTAACCTGATCGTATCGGAGAGTAATACCAGCGTTGAGATTTTGACAGTGAAATCTCTGGTGACCGGTGTTGATAGCTTGAACGCCGAGTTTGAGTCGATGAAAGACAAATCCCAGCAGACAGAAGATACTGTTCAGGATCAGCTGAAAAATACCATTAATACTTGGTACAGAAATGGTCATCCGCATACATACAACTATCCTGCTTCAGATTGGAAGACAGATGAAGAGAAACAAGCGCACGTCAACGACATCTACTATGATAAAAGGACTGGCATTTGCTATCGTTGGGTATATGACCAGGATAAACAGCAGTATTTCTGGATGGAAATTGTTGATGCCGGTGTTATCAATGCACTGTCGATGGCAACATCCGCACGAGATCTTGCGACAGAAAAAGTCCGTGTTTTTACTGACACACCGACTGCTCCATACGATGTGAATGATCTATGGATTTATGGCGGTGTCGGTGGTGCATTGTATATCTGTATTACTGCAAGAGGTGAAACCGAAAAATAGACATTTAGCGACTGGGCTGTTGCAACAAAGTATACGGATGACACAACTGCAAACGCAGCGGTTGAGCGTGTAAGTGCTCTTGAAACAAAAGAAGCCGACGATGTAGCTAGTCTGTGGCGCTCGATGAATGGTTTCAATGATAATATTGGTGGTTTCACAAACAAAGATTATACTGCCACAAAGAAACAAGTATACGACAATAAAAGCAACATTGAGAAAAATGCTTCTGATATTACTTCGTTGAGGACAGACCTTGATGACGCAAAAACGGCTGAATCCAATCACTATCAAGATATGACACGCAAGATTTCGGCTGCAAATACCAACATCTCGACCCTGAAAACGAACGTATCAGATATCAATAAAACGATTTCAGAAATCACTGTTGACAATTTTCTGGCCGCACTGAATCTGGCTGTGAATACCAATGGTGAGCTTTGCTATATATCGAAGGATAATTCGGAGGTGATAACTTGAAACCAATTCTATCTAAAATCGGCGCATTTGATGCCACAAAGGATCATACATTTCAGTTTGCCGCATACGCAGACATTGATATCATTGCTCTTATCGTCTTCGATACTCCGACGGGCAGTATTTTGCAGGGTGATACGCTTTCAAAAGGCGTGTATAAGTTTGGTACATTCCCTGCCGGTGGCACTGGTCTGGCACGATATTTTACAATTCCGGCAGGCACGTTTGAGAACCGCAAAGATCCGTATTATATGATCATTCGCTGCCGACTGAAAGGCACGAATCTGTTTTCAGAATACTCTGACAAACTGTTGTTTTATTGTCACGAGGAACCAACAATCAAACTGAACGACCTGAGTTCCTCTGGCGTGACTACTATCCCCTACCCTTCTTATTCCTTTGAGTTCTCTTACAAGTATAAGGTATCGGAGGGTGAATCAGTCAATCGTTATGAATTTTGGCTCTATGATGCGAACCGCGAGCTGCTGAAAAAGTCAGTGAGCTACTATTATCGCGACTCATTGAAGGGGTTTCAGATCGATGGACTGGATAACCATACCCTGTACTATCTGAGAGCGACGGCAGAATCTGTTGGCGGCTATCAGCTGGACACTGGCTTACAGGCGTTCCGAACTGACTATCCAGAGTATGTGGATGACGTAGAATTCACCGTGCAGAATAATTATCGTATGGCTAATATCAGTATGCACGCACAGTATTTCCTAACAAGAAGCAGTGGTGCAAATGCCCTGCGAATCAAGCGGCGCAAGAAAGGCGCAGCAATCTGGACTTCGCTTTATCAGGAAGAGATTGATCTGAACCATGTCATTATGAAGATGGGCTGGTCAAACCTCCACATCAATAAAACGACTGGTCAACCGATGGGCAACTATAAGGCAGTGACCTCGGATTATATCGACAAGAATCGAGTTCTTTCTTTCCAGTTCAAATCTGAGGACAAAGCGTTCTGTTTGATTGCATATACCGCTGACCGCAAGTTCATCAAGGCATCAAGTGATTTTACATCGACCGACGAATTCAGAAGTTCCAGCGAGTATAAGGAGTGGTTCTCTGAGACCTTCCTGAACGACATGAAATATTATCGTGTTGAGGTATCAGCAACAAAGAATCAGGATCTGGAGACAAAGGACTTCAATGATTTTTACATGTACAGCGCTGATGATGGCTATGTGATGATCGATTATACTGACCTGTACGCCATTGGCCGCAAAACGGATTACGAGTACGCCGTAGCTCCTGTTGCAAATGGCATTGAGCTTGGTTATGCAAAGGCCAGTGTTGTGAGTGACTTTGACGGTGCAGTGATCACTGACGGCAATAAGACCTATCATATCTTCCTTGAGCCGAAGGTGGATAGTGTTGAGAAGGTGCGTTCTGCTACAGTGGTTGAGACGATGGGAAGTAAGTATCCGTATCTGTTTGCTGGCAGTGAAGCCAACTATTACAGCGGCCACTTCTCTGGTGTCGGCATCCGTTTTGATAACACGATGAAAGACTTTGATATCAATGGCGGTAATGCGTTCCGTGATGAACTGAGCGAATGGCTGACCAATGGCAGTGCAAAGCTGCTGAAGATGTTTGATGGCCGAAGATGGCTGATTGGTGTCAATGGCAATGTGTCTATTTCCTGCTCTGACCATTACGATAAGGGCGTATTGGAGTTCGACTTTGTGGAGCTCGGTGACGCAGAGAGTGAGAGCGACATGTATAACAATGGGCTGAGTGATTATCAGCCAGGAGGCAGCGTATGACATACCTTCCGACTGACGCAGACCTGGCGCTATTGAACAATCATTCATCTAATATTTACTGCCGCATTGATATGCTGAACAAAGATTTTATTACAATTGATAGTTTGGAAGGTCTTGTGATCGATGGTTCTATTTCTATCGACTCAGAATCTGATGTGCGGCGAACCTTTAATGTGACCCTGTATCTGGGTAAGAAGAGCGGCATTTCCAGCCTAACGGAAGAGGATTGGATCAGTAAAAATGTGCGTGTATTCATTGGTCTGTCAGGAAGAGGAATGTCTAAAATCAGCGGCTCTAAGAGCATTGACGAGATGATCAAGGCGAATGCGGATTATCAGCTTGCCGAAAAGAATTATGATGACTTGATTCAGGATATCACAGAGAGAGGCTATGCAAAATACGGCAATATCGACAATCTGAATCGAGATGTGCTGGTGTGGACACGAGCCAATATCTCAAAGTATCATACGTTCTTTGACCAGATCAATGACGGCACGCCACCGGATGACCCAGCTGAAGCAGAGGAATGGTACACCAAACTTGGTGATTACTCTACAGTTTTGGGAAGTGATGACTCAATTTGTCAAGATGGACCTTATATCGCATTTACACCAATGCTGCAGACCAAAGACGGACTTGTGCCGCTTGTGAAGGATGATATCTGGGCTTATCTGGATGCTGTGGCAATAAAAGCGAAGTCAATGAGCGGCGGTCTCTCCCCTGCCAATATCCTTGAGGTAGATAAATCAGGCATCGATAGTTTCGTGTACGGTAACAAAATGCATGTCCATGGGATGATTGCTGCTGTTGAAGGTATGGTTCTGAACGGAGTTACGCTTGGCAAGGTGGATGTTTCTGCTATTGCCGGTTAGAGTGAGGACGAATTAAGGGAGACATACGGAAAAACCAGTGTGTTTGCAGGACATTCCATGCACGACATTCAGGCAGAAGTGATTGACACAAAGACCGCGCTGAATGAGCTGTATAATGACCTGTTCCTTAGTTATTCCAATTCAGCTGACAGTTCTTATGTTGATGGTGTAAAAATCTATTGGTACAACGAGGGGTGCTATACATTTACATCCAATGGCTTTACATATAGCGCAACAGAAAACACTGTGCAGGCAAGCTGTGTTGACTTGGTTTCTCGTATCAACGGAGACTTGGGTGGACAGCTGGTTGGTGGTACACATCGCATTGAGAAAGGCACTCGTATCGGTGATGCCATCTGGACGGTATTGAGAGATGAGACGGAGTTTAAGAAATATTCTATCGACTATTGGAGCCGCACTGTTCCACACGACTTGGATTATGATACTGGCTCGACTGTTTGGGATATTCTCTCAGAATTGCGTGACCTGTATTATCCGTTTGAGATGCGTTTTGACGATGATGTGTTTGTATGCAAAGAAATTCCCAGTGGATTTGACGACCCGCCTGTACTTGACCCAGAAATATTCGAGAAGCTTGTGACAAACGATGGCGAATCGGCCACGGTGGATTATTCCGCTGTTCGAAACTGTGTCGAAGTGTTTGGTGCGACGATTGAAGCGGATGGAGCTGCAACTGTAAAAGGATGGTCTGGTACAAATAAGACACTTAACCTTGTATTAGATGCAACCAAAACAACATTGACGAGTGAAACGAAAGTTTCTTTTGTTGCTCCTGCAAATGTTGAAGCTGCCAAAACGGATAAGAACGGTAATGTATTAAGCGGCGCAATGACGGTAGTGCTGACATTTACATGGAAGGAACCTAAAGACAAAGACGGCAATGAACAGGTTCACTCTGAGACAAAAACAAGTACGTTGTATCGTTCTTTGACTGATGCTAATGGTTCGGATATTATTCAAGACCCAGGCTGTATTAAGGCAACGAAGTATTATGTTCTCCAGTGGAATCCGAATACTGGCCGTATCTACTTTTTGGGCCAACAGCAGAGCCACGCTATGGCAAAACTGGTGGACGAAATCCCGGCTACCAAAGAGATCGAAGCTCAAAAGGCAGAAGATAACTGCGACAATATGGCTTTTATCTGTGTGAATGACCCGAACAATATTGATGACCTGTACAATGCACGGCTATCCATTGAAAAGATCGGTCGTAGAACCGAAATTTTATCGGGTGGAGACTATGAGAATTACACTACGGATGACGCGGCTATGGAAGTTTGTCAATACGAACTGTGGAAACGTGCCCGCTTGACTGACGGCCTGAGTGTGACCACACGACTGGTACCATGGCTCGACGTAAATGAAAAGATCCAGTATGCTGCCAAATATCTGGGCGGTAAGACCCCCGTGGATTGGATCATCAAGAGCATTTCTATGAATCTGGGCGAAGGCACAATGTCGCTTTCTATGAGCCGCTATTATCCCTATTACACTTATATCGTAAACAACAAATATACGTTCTATCAGGACAATTTGTTTGATAAATATTTTCCCGAATTAACTGCCACTACGGCAGATGAACAATAAGAGAGGAGTGAGCAAATGGCACTATCTTTTGGAGAATCTAAGCGGTTGGCTGCGAAAAAAGCCGCAAGCCCCGCAAATGTTTCTGTTGATGATATAGATGTCGCAACTCTGGAATTAAATGACGAAGACCAAATTGCCGTGTATGATGATAACGGAGAAGAGACATTTGAGCGTAGTGGCAATTACACCTGGTTTGCTGATTATTCTGATGACCAGTGGTCTTACATCGACAAAAACAAAGACATTCAGCTGGATGCAAATCAGATCAATATCACACAGGAATCCAACTCGCAGGTTATTCCGTTTGAAATGCCGCGTTACTATGATGGTATTGACCTGCTTCAGATGACGATTCAGATCCACTACCTGAATGCAGACAGAGAAGAGAATTACGCTTCCCCTATCAACGTGAGCTACAGCAATACTAAGATCCGCTTCTACTGGCTGGTAGCAAATGATGCTACTGCAAAAGATGGCGAGCTGCAGTTTGAGATCATGGCATCCGGTGCTGTGAATGTCCCGAATACAAGCACAACCAAGAGCTACCTGTGGCGCACCCGCCCGAATGGCCGATTGAATGTGCTGAAATCGCTGACCGGCAAGCAAATGGTCGATCCGAGTGGTAATGACTGGTATACCCAGTTCCTGGCAACAATGAGTCAGAAGGTTGGCGAAGCACAGGTTGCCGCATCCGCTGCTGAGAAGAGCGCACAGGACGCAAAGAATGCAGTTGCAAGTGTGGATGAAAAACTGGCGCAGTTCTATAAGAAGGACGAGGTTGATGGCTTTGTTACGATGCTGCGTGGCGAGATTGCCGCCGTGGACGGTCTGGCAAATTTCAATGTGCAGTATGACAACGATACTCGCACCCTGACGTTCCTGAATGGTGCTGAAGAGATCACAAAGATCAAGTTAAACACTGACCCTTCTGCTGAGTGGGTAAGCATGTATAACGGCATTGTGGACAATAAGATCAGCACTGCTGTGACCCCTGTCCAGACTGAGCTGACTGAATACAAGACCGCAAATGATGCCGCCGTGCAGGAACTGAAGGACAGTGTTGGCGACCTGCCGGAGACACTGAAGTCCTCCTATTATAATAAGGAAGCTACTGATGCACTGCTCGATAAGAAAGCAGACAAGACGACCGTTGACGTGCTATCCAGTGATGTGAGCGGCCTGAAGAATACGGTTGGTGGTATTCAGACCTCTGTTGACCTGGCCAATGCGGATATCGCTAAGATTCAGGAAACCTTGAAAGACTTTAAGCCAGATGAGAATTCTGGTCGCGAGTATGATATCACTTACGAAGATTCCAAGCTGAACCTGTTGGAGAACGGCACGGTCAAGACCACTGTTATTATTGAAGGTGGCGGCGGTGGCGGTGGTAGTACCTCTACAATCACCATTGAGCGTATTGGCGAGTCTTCTATCGCTGTTGTTAAGGGCGACACCGCAACTGTCGAGTTCAACTTTACCTCTGTGGATAACTCTGGCGAAGACACGGGCGATGCTACCGGCGTATGGTATGTTGGCAACACAAAAGTTGCAACTTCGACTGTTTATCAGGGCAAGAACAGCTTCGACATCACTCAGTATCTGCACAATGGTGACAACAAGATCAAATTGCAGGTCACTGACTCTGTTGGCAGTATGGGTTCAAAGACTTGGAATATCAATATTGTCGAGTTTTATCTGGAGAGTATCTTCGATGATTCTCTGGTTTATAGTGGTGAAGTCACTTTCCGCTTTACTCCATACGGAAATATCAATAAGGACGTTTCCTTTACTCTGGATGGCAAAAAGCTTGGTAGTGTTACAACTGCGGTTACCGGCAGACAGATGACCTATGCGATCCCGGCACAGAGACACGGCGCTCACCTGCTGGAAGTGACCATGACAGCAAATATCAATGGCAAAGCTGTGACTAGCAACACCATTTATAAAGATATCATGTGGGCAGAGGAAGGCAATAGCACACCGATCATCAGCTGTGCCACAAAGGAGTTCACTGCAAAACAGTACAGTACCACTGGCATTGTTTACACTGTCTATAACCCGGCCTCTTCTACTGCAAGCATTACGCTTGAAGTTGACGGCATTAAGACTTCTACACTGACTGTTGGTCGTACTGCTCAGACTTGGAGCTTTAAATCTTCTGATATTGGCACCCACACTCTGACCATTACTTGCGGCGCTACCATCAAGAGCATCACCGCAAAGATTGAAGACCTTGGTATTACCATTGAGCCCGTTAAGACCGGCCTGATGCTGGACTTTAACCCCACTGGCCGCAGCAACGCAGATGTGAACCGCCTGTGGAGTTCTGGCAGCAATAAGATGACTGTCAGCGACAACTTTGACTGGGTGAACGGCGGCTATCAGATCGATGAAGATGGCGACACCTATTTCTGCGTCAAAGCTGGCACAACTGCTACCATCAGCTATAAGCTTTTCGCAGACGATGCAAAGAAGAGCGGCAAGAATTTCAAGCTGGTGTTTAAGACCACGAACGTCCGCAACTATGATGCTACTGCCGTGACTTGCTTGAATGGCGGTGTTGGTCTGAACATTCAGGCTCAGAAGGTTACGCTAACCAGCCACCAGAACAGTATTGATCTGCCCATCTGTGAGGACGATTTTCTCGAGTTCGAGTTCAATATTCTGCCGGACAAACAGTTCCGCGAGATGGTTCTGTGGTGTGACGGTATCCCTTGCCGTGTTGCACTGTATGATACCAGCGACAGCTTTACTCAGGCTGCTCCCGTTGGCATTACTATTGGCTCTGACGATTGTGACGTTATCGTGTACCGCATGAAGAGCTACGGTATGAACCTGACGGATGATGAGATTCTGGATAACTTTATTGCCGATGCGAAGAACGCCGAAGAGATGGTCTCTCGCTATATGCGCAACGACATTACAGATGCGAGCGGCGAACTGACCCCCGACTTGCTGGCAGAGAAGTGCCCCGATCTGCGTATCATCAAGATCTCTGCACCTACTTTCACTACCGGCAAGAAGAACGAGGTCGCCAACACTACGATCCAGCAAATCTATAAGAATGGTCGTGCTAAGGAGGATAACTGGACTGCTACCGGCTCCCACAAGGGTCAAGGCACCAGCTCCGACCACTATGGTGCATCTGCCCGAAACATTGACATCAACTGCAAGGGCGGCTTTACGTTTGGTGACGACACTACCGGCGACACCTATGCACTGACCGAAAACAGCGTTCCTGAGAAGTATTTTAACATCAAAGTCAATGTTGCTTCCTCTGAGAATGCAAATAACGCCCTGCTGGCAGACGATTTTAATAAGTTCAACCCCTATGTGCGTCAGGCTAAGAAGGATAATCCAAAAGTGCGTGATACCATGGCGTTCTATCCCTGTGTCGTGTTTATTCAGGAGACCGATACCACCAATGCGACCGTATTTAACGATGGTCAGTGGCACTTCTATGCCTGCGGCGACATTGGCAACTCCAAAAAGAACAAAGATACGATGGGTATGGACCCAGAGAACCACAAGGAATTTATCGTTGAGATCGACAACAACGCCGATGAGCAAACCCGCTTCCTGAGCGGCGATTTCTCACAGGAAACTTGGGACGGCGAACACTCCTTTGAGTTCCGTTACAGCAACCCTGCCTGTACTGAGGAAGAGATCGAGGCCGGTAAACAGGCGTGGATCACAGCTCAGAACTGGGTGGTGAATGCGGATGATGAGGAATTTAAGGCGCATTTCAAGGATCACTTCGATCTGGATTCTGCTATTTTCCATTATCTGTTTACTGAGCGTCACACCATGGTCGATAACCGTGCAAAGAACGTGTTCCCGCACACCAGCGATTTGGTTCACTGGGACTTCTGCTTTGACTACGATAACGATACCGCCATGGGCAATGATAACGAGGGTGGTCTGACTCTAACTTATGGCTACGAGGACACTGATACTATTGGCACAAAGAATGTGTTCAACGCTGCTGACTCTAAACTGTGGTGCAAGCTGCGTGACCTGTTCCCTGATGAGATGGCAGCGATGTTCCGCAACCGTGAGAATGCGCTGGCATGGAGTGCAACTCGTATTTTGAAAAAGTTCGAGGAATATCAGGATGTGAAGCCCGAAAAGCTTTGGATCATGGATATGCGGCGCAAATATTTCCGCACCTACGAAGATCCCACCATCAATACCACCAGCTATCTGCCCATGATGCATGGCAACAAGCGGCATCAGCGTCGGCAGTTCCAGCGTTATCAGGAAAAATACATGGCATCTAAGTATTCCGGTTCTGCTGCAACCAGTGATGATATGACCATTCGTGGTTATACTCCTACCAACTGGACTGGCGTGAAGCCGGATGGCACCTTCCATATCACACCCTACGCTGATACCTACGTCTCTGTTCTGTACGGCTCCAACCCTGTGAAGGTGCGTGGCAAGCGCGGACAGACCTACACGATTGAATGCCCCATCACCGCAATGAACGATACTGAAGTTTATATCTATAATGCTTCTATCATTCAGAGCATTGGTGATATCTCTGGCTTCTATCCCGGCTATGTTGACTTCAGCCATGGTGTTAAGCTGACTGAACTGAAAGTCGGTTCCGGTGTGAGCGGCTATAAGAATACGAACATGACCGACTTCGCTGTTGGTAATAACACTCTGCTGGAACATTTGAACCTGCAGAACGTGCCGAACCTGAAGAAATCTATTGGTCTGACCGGATGCACCAGCCTGACCGAGTTCTATGCTGACGGCTCTGGTATTACCGGTGTATCCTTTGCAAGCGGCGGCAAGATCAAAATCGCCCACCTGCCTGCAATCGCCAGCTTGACCGCAAAGAACCTGAACTATCTGACTGACCTGACAGTTGAGGATTACACCAATATCACTACGCTGACCGTTGAGAAGTGTGCAACCATCGATCTGAAAGATATGCTGGGCAAGTGCATTAACCTGAACCGTGTGCGTATCACCGGCATTGATTGGGAACTGGCTGATACTTCCCTGCTGAATCGCCTGTACGCAATGAGCGGTCTGGATGAAAATGGCTACAACACTGACCATTCTGTCGTGGAAGGCAAAGTGCATGTGCCCATCATCCGTGAGCGTGAGAAGCTGCTGTACACAGAGCGCTGGCCTGACTTGGAGATCACTTACAACACCATGATTAACCAGTACGCTTGGAAGTTCGTGAATAAGGATGGCACTGTTCTGGATATCCAGTATATTGACAAGGGCGAGCGTGCAGTTGACCCTGTGACCCGCTCTGACAATCCGATCCCGACACCTACCTTCCCGAGTACCATCAGTACGGTATTTACATTCAGTGGCTGGGACACAGAGTTCACTCCTGTCTTTGAGAATCGGACTGTCACTGCTGTGTACGATGAATCTGTGCGTCAGTATCGTGTGCGCTATATGAATCGTGGCGCTGTTCTACAGCAGACAACTGCTCCGTATGGCTCTATGGTTCTGTATGATGGCGACACTCCGACCTATACCAGCGAAGAGACTGCTTATAAGTATTATCTGTTCAGTGGCTGGGACAAGGGCGGCTATGTTAATGGCGACAAGGATATCAATGCTGTTTACGATATATGCGAATATGTCAGCGGTTATTTCAGAGACAAGCAGCTGAGTGACCTACGCCCTGTTGAGATTTATGCAATGACCAAGGTGAATCTGGAGCAGAGTGTTGTTTCTGACAAAGACGCTATCACTATCAAGATGGGTAATGACTTCACCTTTAGCGACGTAGAAGAGAAAGTTCTGTTCAACGAACCGAAGATCTTTACTGGCAAGAATTATGTCGATACCGGCGTATCTCTGTTGTCTGAGGACCGCAGCTGGGTTATGGCACTGGACTATCGAATCAACGAAGATTCTGCCGCAAACTCTGTGATTGCTCAGTGCTTCCAGACCAACGGCATGAATGGTTTCCGCTTCTGGGTCAACAATGGCTCTAAGGTTGCCTGGGGTACTGAATCCACCGCCGGCGCACATCTTGGTTCTCGTGATATGATCGTTCTGCGCCATACTAAGGGCGAAAATGGTATTCACGTTTATGCGGCAAATACCACTGCTGCTGAGATTGGCTATATTCAGCTGAACCGTACTCGCACTACACAGACAAATGCCACTCTGGTATTTGGTTGTGCTAAGGCAGACGACGGCGCTTACGAGCGTTACGCAAAGGGTACGATCTACTGGGGCAAGCTCTGGTATACCGACTTGGGTGATGCTGCCTGCCGGAAGTTGGCCGCATGGACACATGAGGACTTCACCTTCGAGGCTTGTGGCTTTAAACGGTATTACCTGAGCGACAATTCCAACAAGCGTTGTTCTATCACCTTTATTCAGGCTGGACTGCTTGGTCAGAAAATGGCTTTGAATACTGGCTCCACCAACACTGGCGGCTGGGCAGATGCGAATATCCGTACATTCCTTGACGGTCGTA